AGGAAAATATGAAAATCGAAAAAATTTTAGAATTAATTAAAGAAAATGTAAAAGAAAATGATGTTAACGATGCTGATGTTGCTATGCTTATCGTAAAAGATAATGATCAGCTAAAATGTATGCCAGTTGGACATCCTATGAAAATGATTGCATTATGTGAGGAATTGAAAGACAAGGAATGCTTAGAAAAGTTGCAACAAAAGATAGTTGACAAACTATGTGAAGATTTTAAAAGTGAAGTGCCTACGGGTGTTGAACCTGTAAAGTTTAAGGAAGAACTAATCAAAGAAATTGTAGAAAAAGAGTTTTTAGAAACACTAGCAAAAATGCTGGGCGAAAACCGAAAAGATAAAACGGGAAAAAGCAATGATTTAGACTCAAAAGAGGTTAATTAAAATGGTGATATTAAGTTTAAGTGTTTGTCTAGCTTGTAGCTTCTACTGGCTAGCTAAGGCTATTTATGAAAATTGGCTAAAAAAGAAGGTAGCCAAAAGGAATGAATTTATTAAGAAAAGCATTTATGAAATTTACTTGAAAGAATATAAGGATAAGCAAATGTCTGATGCTGAATTTAGGGAAATTCTAACAAATATTTTCTTAGGTAGTGGGTATATGGGCGCAAATAATAAAGTCCTAGAAAAAATTATTGAAAGTTGGTTGGAATGATGATTATAAATGATAAAATTTTAGAGTTATGTAAGGAACTTGCTACTGAAACAAATACAATAGAAACTAATTATAAAGCATTATATAAAGTAGGATATTATGATAATGGCATTGAAATTGCATTTTATTGTTCATACTTACAAGGAAAAATTTTTGGTCATTATGATAATTGTAATGTCGAATTTAATGCGGCCGATATTTTTTCAGCGTCGCCTAGAACAATGGCAATTCTTAGTAAATTATTATTCGCGCTTGAAAAACAGCTTAAAAAGGAAAAGGAAAAGGTGGAAATCTTATAATGAAATGTAATAAATGTGGTGCTGAAATGCACGTTGAAATGGTAGCAGAGAAAAAGAAAAGAAATTTGTTTGGTACTTGCTTTTGGCTGTTTGCTTGCCTTTGTACCTGTGGACTTATTCTAATTATCCCAGCTTTAAGAGGAACAAAGACTAAAACAACAAAATATTTTGTTTGTAATAATTGTGGAAATTCTTGTAAATTTAAGTAGGTGATTTTATGGATAAAACAACTAGTATAGGCTATTGTAGTTCACCTTATAGCCCTCAGCCACATAACGGAATTAAATTAGTAAGTTCGGCTAATAATATACCTGCAAAAGAAAATAAAGCTCAAATAAGGGAACACGAAAAGCAACTTGATGAACTTTATAAGTTATATTGTTTCTTAAATGAAAGCAAGCAAGAAAATGTTAGCTTGCAATTTAGAGGAAATTATATTGAAGTCAATGGCACTTTCAATGTTTCAAATGAAGAGTTTGAAAATTATTTAGATCAGATGGAGGACAAGGAAGATGACAAGTAAGGAAGCATTAGAAGAAATAAGAGATTTTAGATATGGTAAAGATAAATTATTGGTTTGCCAAACGGAAATGTATGACATTATTGATAAAGATTTAGAAGTATTAGAAATCTTTAAAAATTGTTTTGTTATTCTAAATGATGAATTAATGTTTAGTATTAGTCCAAAAGAGGAAGAAAAAATAAAAAGGTGGTTAGAAAAGAAATGAGTAACCTATTATTATATTGCACTAAAGCAAAGCCTTATTTATACAGACAAGATGATGATTGTTTTGAATTATTAAACAAACTAAAAAATGAAGATACAAGTAGCTATAAAAAGTATTATAGATTAAATAACGGCAAAATCGTTGCAGAATGTGATTTTGAAGTTGAGGAATTAAGACTAGATAATGATGACCCACTAGGGGCTTATTGGTATGAAACCGAAACCTTAAATAAATATGAGGTATTAGAAAAATCTTGTTTGACAGATGATGAGTTGTTTGACTATCTAGGCGAGTATAACGAAGGTTATGCAATCCACATTAAGAATTTACACATTTTTGATAAGCCAAAGGAATTAAGAGATTATTATAGTCAAGGACAGGTTGATTGGATTGAAGAAACTGAACTTTATAGATTAAAAAATGGCATTACAACTGCACCTCAAAATATGTGCTATGCTTATAAATATAGTTATTCAAAAAATAAATTAGAAAAATACATTTTAATTTCTATTCGTCCTGAATGGTTATGTAAAATCCTAAATGGAGAAAAGACTATTGAGGTTAGAAAGAAAGTATTAAAGGAAATGTTGGGCAATGACACAAGAGCAAATTAAAAAGATTGATTGGACTACACATTGTTTAAAATCAATTTATCACGAAAGTAAAAAACAAGAATTTTATATTAAGGTATTTAATGTTGGTGAGTATGAGCCGACAGGCTTTAAAAATGCTAAACAATTGTGTTTTGATTGCAAATGTTATGACGGTCAAGGTTATAAAACAGAAAGAAGTTGTTTAAGATGTTGCTTAATTGGTAGTTTATACGAAATAGTAGAGATACCGAGAAAATTTAAAGAAACGCAAATGAGTATATTTGATTTTATGGAGGGTGATAGAATATGATTTATGGTTATGCTAGAGTGTCGACAAAAGAACAAAATTTAGACAGGCAACTAGAAGAACTAAAAAAATATGAAATTGACAAAATCTACACCGAAAAACAAAGCGGTAAAGATTTTAATTCAAGAAAAGTGTATCAATCATTAAGAAAAAAACTTGTTAGTGGGGATTTACTTATCATAATGTCAATAGATAGGTTAGGAAGAAATTATCAAGAAATATTAGATGAATGGCGATATTTAACTGAAAAAAGAAAAGTTAATATTCAAGTGTTAGATATGCCTATTTTAAATACAAAAAATAATTTAATGGGTTTAGACGGTGTCTTTATTAGTAATTTAGTTTTATTAATACAAGCCTATACAAGTCAAAAAGAAAGAGAAAAAATCAAAGAAAGACAATTACAGGGAATAAAAGTTGCAAAAGAAAAAGGAATACATTTAGGACGACCTGTTGCAACATTACCCGATAATGCAGATGAAATAATAAAAGAATATTTAGACGGTAAATTAAATTTTAAAGAAGCACATATAAAAATGGGTGTATCTAGGGGAACATTTGCAAGACTTTTAAAGCCTGAAGAAAAAAAAGCACATTGGGAAAAGAAAGAATATATATGTTATCTAAAAAATGGCAATGTAATAAAAGCAACATCTATTAGAAAATTAAGTCAATTATTGTATGTAAGCAATAGCACAATATCTAATTATCTAAAAGGAAAGATAACGCTTTTAAATGAAACAGTAGAAAGAATAGAGGTGGAAGAAAATGAAATTAAATAATTTTGAAATTAGGAGATTGGATGCTTTAAATATTACATATAAAGAGTATCGCGAAGTTGAAAAGAAAGACCATTCTAAGGTAATGGCTTGGGTTGAAAGTGGAAAATATTATTCAACCGTTAAGGATTGCTTAGAAGGAATTAAGAATCATATCATTAATGATTATATTAATTTGGATGATTATGATCAAGTTCTTAATAAGATTAAAGAATTAAATGGAGCAATTGTAGAATGCAAATTAATGATGAAGCAATAAATAAAGTCACATTGAATAATGTTTGTAGGTTATGTGCTGGAGTACATTGCAAAACAGAAGTTGATGCCTATAAATTGTTATCTCATTTAAAAGCCTTTGAAATCATGAAGAAAAACTTAGGTGCTTCATTTGACTGTTTAAAATATTATGAAACGGCACAAGAGTGGAATGAGGAGTATGGTGACGATTACCCCTTAACAAATGAAGAATTTAATTTATTACAGGAGGTATTAAATGAACACTAAAAGTCAAGCCCAAACAACCCTTGAATCAATTGGCTGGAAATTTGATATGGATTCTTACATGGCTCAAAATAATAATACCATGTTAGAAAAAAGAGTAGAATGGCAAGATAATGGTAGTATATGTTTTTATGTTGTATCAAAAAATGGAGAACATACTACTTATGAACCAGAATATATTTCATATTATGAATTAGAACTATTTTATAGATTTTTAACGGAGGTGTTGGAAAATGAATAAGGGTTTAAAAGCATTAAAAAATATTAAGGAAGAGGCTCGTACACCATACTTTAGTTCGCTCTATGATATTGACGATTGGCGAGAAGATTTTGACACCGTTGGACGTTATCTTAAAGCCTTTGAAATAATTGATAGAAAAAATATTGATGTAGGTTTGTTAAAAATGCTAATACAAATGCGTGGAGATTCAGATGCAGAAAAAATTGTAAATCGCTATAATTCACTATTAAATGTAGAAGTTCAACATGCACAATTACAGCCACATAGAATTTATCTTGAAATTAGTGACTATAAATTTTTAGAGCCATTACTTTTTAGTTATTTATAATACAAAACAATAGGAGGTATTAGAAAATGAAAAATAAAATGATAACATTAAAAGAGTTTTTTGAAAGTGATAAAAAATTAGCTATCCATTGCGATACAGAAGAAAAGGCAAAAAAACTATGTAAAGCCTTTGATAAGATGAATAAAAAATGGAATAGTGGTAATAGTTATCTGGAAACGAATTGGAGCTATTTTTTAGATGAAACTTGTTATTTAAATTCACGTATAATTTGCGAGACTATGTTTTGCAAACATAAAAAATATAAGGTTTATGAATTTGAAGAGGTAGAACTATGAATGATAATGTAAAAAAAGTATTTGATATGCTAGGTGTTAAACCTAATGAAGTATTTAAAATAAAAGGTTGTGGGGAAACTATCTATAAGATAGATGAAAAATTATGGGTATATTATAAACCTAATTCTTCTTGGAAATATTCTCAATTAGAACTAAGTAGTTTTTTAACAGGAGAAAATGAAATTGTTAAACTTCCTAAGAAAAAGAAACTTCGTGATTGGACTATAGATGATTTAAAAAAATGGACAAATGTAAATTGTAGAGAACTTACTTGTGATGGTTGTCTATTTAGAAATGTTTTTTGTAGTACTTATGGTATAAGAGTTTGGATAAAACACAAAGACCTATACTCGGATAAATTCCTAGACCAAGAAGTGGATATACCACAAGAGGAGGAATAAAATGATTAAAAAAATGTTTATAATAATGATTTTGCTTTTTGCAACAATATTAGTTTCTTGTAGTCTTAATAGAGGCACATACGTTGAAGAAAAAATACTTATTATTGATAAATATACAGCAATCGAAAGTAAATATAATTTCTGGTGGGGAAAATATAGGACTTATACGGCTTATTATTTGGTATTTGAAAATAAAGATATAACAGAAGTTGATAATAAAGAGTATTATGCGTATGAAATTGGAGATTACTATACTATTAAAGTTTGGAAGGAAATTAAGGAGGAATAAAAATGAAAAAAATATTTAGATGTTATAAATGCTATTCGCAAGAATGGGATGAATGGGGATTAGATACAGAAAAAATCTTAGAAGATACCCCTGAAAATAGACGAGCATTTGCTTTGGAATATTGTGGTGTAAATGCCCTTGAAATAAACGACTTCATCAATATGAAGAAAAATGAATATACACACGAAATTGACTATGATTGGGATGAACCATCTGCTTATAATTTAGAAGTAATCGACATTAACGATGAAATCAAAAAACTAGAAGAAAAAATAGCACAATTAAAGTTATATAATAAGTGAGGCTAATAAATGAAAAGACTAGTAAAATATATACAAGAATTATTTGAAATAGGTTTTGTGCCAGTATCTAATCATCATGGTAAAATCTTTGATGACGGAGTTTATGATGACTACCTTAGTATTCAATTCACTATACCCGGTGAGGAAAAAATCGAATTTTATTTAGGTGTTGATCCTGAAATTTACGAGCCTAAAATATATGAACTTTATGGTAATTGTGATTTAACTAAAGATATTTATACTATCGAGCAAGCTCAAATGCAAATAGTAAAGCTAGACGATTTTATTAATGACCTACAACATTATAAAGCTGTAATAAAACCTTTTGTTGATAAGTACAATTTAAAGGAGTATAAGAGTAATGAATATTGATAAATTTGTAGGATATAAAGTAGTTTGTTGTGTTAGAGGTAAATCGCACATAGGTATTTTATTAAAATTAAATAATCAATATCAAATTTACTCTGATAAAACATATGTACTTTTTTATTCTAGTGAAGTTGAAAGCATGTTCTATTATGTCGATTAGTATCAAATTATGCCTGTAATTAAGTTTTACAGGCTTTTTGTTTGCTTTTTGATAAATTATACCTCTAAACAATAAAAATGCCATAAAAGGCTTAAAATCAAGTAAAACACAAAATATTTAAAATTTGTAATTTTTGTGTTGAAATTATAAAATCATTTTGCTATAATAAAAGCGTAGTCAGGAGCATTCACAACGGGATCTCTTTCAAAGAAACTTATAGATTTTACATTTTTTCATATTACATTTTTAAAGCTCCTGACTACATTCTTCCACGTATAATACTTAGCATCTACAATTGAATAAAATGTAGGTGCTTTTTGTATTTTGGTATTGATTTACGCAATTTAATATTATATAATAGTAGCCGTAAGGAGTAGCTACCTTACAAAACGAAAATTTACATATTGGTAGCAAGCACAGGTGCTATCGGAAAAGATAGAATTTTGTTTCTACCATTATGTTAGCACCTTATGGCTTTTGAACTGTGCATCAAGCTGTAAGGTGTTTTTTCGTTTATAAATAAAAATTGAAAAGGAGATTTTAGCAATGGACGATATTGATTTAAAAAGAGATTTTAAAGGAATTTGGATACCTAAAGAGGTTTATCTTGATGAAAGATTAAGTGCTTTAGAAAAAATGATTTTAATTGAAATTGATAGCTTAGATAATAGCGATGGTTGTTTTGCTAGCAATAAATATATAGCTGATTTTTGCCAGTGTAGTGAAACAAAGGTTTCTAATTCTATATCAAAACTAACAAAATTAGGTTATTTATATGTAAAGTCCTTTGATGGAAGGACACGAATTTTGCAAAGCTGTCTTACAAAAACTGTAAGGCTACCTTACAAAAATTGTGAGGCGCCATTACAAAAACTGCAAGGCTCTAATAATATATATATATCTAATAGTAGTAATATAGAAGAGAATACTAATAGATTAACAAAGAATAGTAATAATATAGAAAAAAATAACAAAAAAGAAAAATACCCTTTTTCGGAAATCATTGACTATTTAAACTCTAAAGCCCATACGAATTATCGAGCTACCACTGAAAAAACAAAATCGCTTATTAGAGCAAGAATCAATGAAGGTTTTACACTTGATGATTTTAAAGACGTAATTGATAAAAAATGTAGAACTTGGCTTAACAATGATTATGAAAAATATTTAAGACCTGAAACTTTGTTTGGAACTAAATTTGAAGCATACCTACAAGAGCCGGTAAAATCTTACAATAGAGATAGTCATGGTTTCGAGAAAAACGACTTTTCAAATGTAGAATTTAATTTTGCTAATAGTATCTAAAAGGAGGTGATTAAATGGAAAAGCTAAAACTAGAAAATGAAATAACGGAAGAGTCACTAACACAAGAGCAAGTTATTGATTTACAGGTTGAAGCCAGTAATAATGCCGAAGGTAATCTACCCTTTATAAATTGTGAACTTTGCAAAAATCGTGGGTATATCTATTTCAAGTCAAATTACAATGGCTTGTTTGTCTTAAAGTCAAAAGCCTGTGAATGCAAGAAAAAAAGAGATATGCTACAAAAAGCACAAGACAATGGACTAGGGCAATACATTGACAAACGTATGAAAGACTTTGAGGCTTGGAATGAAACAGCCAAAACTATTAAAGCTAAAGGAATTGAGTTTTGTAAAAATCATAGTGACGATCAATGTTGGTTTATGATAATCGGTCAAAGTGGTTGTGGAAAAACCTTAATGGGTAGCATAATTTGTAATCACTTGCTTTTGAATAAAAACAAAAATGTCTTATATACCACTTGGACGGACTTAATGACGAAAGTTAAACTCCAAAATATGGCACAAGAAACAAAAAGTAGTTTAAATATTCTGAGTGCTGTAAAAGAAGCTGAGGTACTATTTTTAGACGAATGTTTGAAAGAGTACACACCTACCGAAATAAGGTATTTATCTGAAATTATAAATTATCGTTATACTAACAATTTGAAAACAATTATCACAAGTGAATTTATGATGAAAGATTTATTGCAAATTGAAGAAAGTGTGTTTGGACGTATTTTTGAAAAATGCGATTATGGAAAGGAGCTAATAGAAGTCAAAAAGGACATGAAAAGCAATTACAGGCTAAAGGAGTTGACTAAGCAATGAAAAAGCGAATTATAGGTCTAATTGTCACACCAGACGAGACTACAGCCGAATTTACACCATTTAAGAGTGTAAGCCTTGATGAGCTTTACGAAGCAAGGTACATAATTAATCAAGAAATTATTAAACGACAAAAGAAAGGAACTAATAAAAATGTTATTAAACGTTAAAATTGTAAAAATGCTAGAGGGAGAAGTAAAGGCACAAGAGAAGTTTAAAAAAACTTTAGAGGAACAAGAAAAAAATTACAATGTTGATTATTCTGAAAGAAAAGCCGATATTGACGCAAGTATTAAATTTATGAAAGAGATAATCAATAATGGTAAATAAAACAAACCAAGAAATTGTGCAATCGCCAAAAAATGGCAATAAAGCGCCTACAAACGATTTAAAAACTGAAAATGAGCAAATTATCAAAGAAAAGCAAAAGAAGCCTAAAAAAGCCTCTAGCAAGCCTAAAACAAGACGTATTGTTAAGATTATGCTAGATAAAATAGTTTATTTATGTCCTAACTGCAAAACTATTGTACATGAGGATCATAATTATTGCTATGAATGTGGGTGTAGACTAAAATAGGAGGACAAAACTGAATGAAAGGCAAAATATTAAACAATGGACTAAAGGAAGAAGTTTTAAATATTATCACTGAAAGAAGTAAAGAAGGAAAATGGACTAGTCAAAAATTCATTATAAATTCTTTAGATGTTCGTATAAGTGATAGAACTTTAAGAGTAATAATACAAATGATACGAGCGGATGATAATACGGATATTGTGATTCTTACAGATTATAACAAAGGCTACAAGTTGATGAGTGAAAAAGATAATCTAAAAGAACTTACAAAACGTAAAATATCTATTTTAAAGAGCCTTAAATTATATTACAAAGATGTAAAGCGATTTAATACTCACAACAACTACAAATTAAAACTAGAAGAAAACGAAGTTGAATTAATGAAAACTTTAATTAAAGAAATGAGGTAAATATGACAATTTTAGGTACATGTAAAAATTGTGGAGAAAATCGAAAGATATTCTACAATGGAATGTGCCAAAGCTGTTATAGAAAATCAACGAAAACTAAAAAGGACAAACAATTATATTCTATTTACAAAGGCTATAACGATAGAATTAGAAAAGCTACCAAAATGTTAGTAAGTAAAAAATACACTAGAAAAAATATAGCTCAAATGCTCAATTATAATATATCTACTGTTAATAGATTTTACATACTATATATAAGGGAGTGCGAGTGACATGGAAAATCAAACAAAGTTTAACCTTGACACTTACTATCTTTATAGCAACAAGTATTTAGAAGCAAGGTCAAGGAGCATTTATAAGACATTACCGGGTTTAAAAATGTTTTTAGACTTTATGGTTGATTTTAAAGACATGCTATATAATCAAGTTCATGTTGTCTTTGAACCAGTATGTAGAGTGAATCCGGAAGCTGAAAAAATGCTAAGAATTTTTTGTAAGGAAGTCGAAACAAAATATTATCCTGAATTTATGCAAGTAATTAAAGACTATTCTTTCTTACTTACTGATGATAAGGACGAAGGCATTTATAGTGCTAAAATTGATAATATAGAGGATACTTTATATTCAATTATGGCTATGCGTAATTTAAAGCATTTTGCTTTCTATATTGAGCGTGAGAAAAATCCTAGTCAAAGAATATGGGATAAAACAATGGAAATTTTTGAACCTTACTATTGGTATGCACAAAGAATGATTATGAAAGACGATATTGAATTAATAAGAGCATCATACTTTCCGGGAGCAGGTAAAACCTATGCAGGAAATTTAACTTGTGCTTTTTGGTATGGCTATGATAGTGAAATGTCTATTTTGCGTATTACATATTCTGATGACTTAGCAAAACAATTTACAAGACAAATTGTAGGCATTATTCAAACGAATCAATATAAAAAGGTCTTTCCAAAATTTAACAAAGAGGAAAAAGATCTATTTGCTGTAAATAATGCAGGTGGCTTTAAATTCACATTTTCAAATGTACATAATTTTTATGCAACTACAACAGGCGGTCAGTCAACAGGTAAACGTGCAAAATTACTAATGATAGACGACGTTTCAAAAGGTCAAGAAGATGCTTATAATACAGATGTTCATAATCAAATTGTAGATAAGTACGATAGCAACTGGAACTCAAGAGGTGATGACGATAAGCAATATCAAATTTTACTTGGTACAATGTGGTCACCTTATGACTTACTAAATGTTATTATGGATAGAAATAAAAAATATTCAAGTATTTATGAAAGTTCAAGATTTAAGTACACTAAGGTAAATGCTTCTGATGAAAGAAAAGTCACTCATGTATTTGTTGCTGTGCCTATTCTTGATTATAAAACGGATAAGTCAACTTGTCCTAAAAGATATAGTACAGAAAAAATGCGAAGAAAAAGGGATGATTATAGAGATAAGGACTTGTTTGAAGCAGTCTATCAACAAAACCCAGTTGAACCAGCCTCGCTTACATTTGCTTGGAGTAGGCTTAATACTTATGATAAAATACCTTATGCGAAGGACTGCCCTTTTGAATGTAAAGGAATGATCGACCCACCAAAGGTAGGAAAGAACTTCTGTGCATTTGGAATTTTTAAGCGTTATGCAAAAATGGATAATTCATGGAGTGACTGGTATTTAGTAGATGCAGTTTATCAACTTGACACTTGCGAAAACCTTTACGATTTAATGGTAAGTAAAATTATTCAACACCATTTAACCGAACTAGGTGGCGAATTAAACACTAACTCTTCAATGTTATACGTTATCAAGAAAAAATGCGCTGAGCGTGGTTATACCGAGCTTAAAACAAAGGACGTATGGACTTATGAAAATAAGGAAATGAAAATTAGTGGTGCAAGAAATGGAATGAGAAATTGTGTGGTTTATCCATCACAAAAATTATTTAGTGCAAGAAGCGATGTTGGTTTAGGAATGGTACATCTAACTACTTGGAATATTAATGGTAAAAATGCTTATGATGATTTTCCAGACATGGTCTCAATGTTTGTTATAAACTTTTGTAAAGGCGAAACGACTAATAGTATGCAAGTACTAGATAGAAGAAAAATTAGTTTTAGATAATTTTTAACGTTAAAAAGTTGACATTTTACAAAAAGTGAATATAATATAGGTGTAGTAGTATTGAAAACTAGCTCAGCTAGACATATTACACACTTCCGTTTTTAGCGGTAGCAAATGCTATCGCTTTTAATAAAACTATAATCTAGTATTAATAACTAGAAATAATAATATTTATAGAAAGGACTTGTAATATATGGCACTTGGTACACCACGAAAGTTAACCGGTCGGCGAATGGTAAGTATTGATATTTCCAAAGAGCAATTTATGCAAGACCCTATAAGATTTACTAAAGAATTTTTAGGGCAATGTATCGGAATACATAATAAAAATGTACGTGACTTTAACTATCTTGAAAAAGAATATTTAGGCGAACATGATATTTTTGAAAAAGAAAGAGCCGACGCGTCTAACATAAATAATATAACGGTTGAAAATCATTTACACAAGATAGTTGACTTTCAAACAGGTTTTACAGTAGGGCGACCTATTGAATATTCATATAAAGGCGAAAAGCAAGCTGATGATATGACATACTTTAAGCGCTATTTACAAGATAGTAAAAAAGGTAGCTTGGATATTGTTTTATATCGTTCAAAGTTTTTATATGGAATAGGACATAGAATGATTATTTCAAGGCGAAAAGATTTTGATGATGAGCAAGAAGCTCCATTTGAATTAATTAATGTAGATAATAAAAATTGTTTTGTGGCACACTCGAGCAATACCGAAAAGGAGGAATTGTTTGGTTGTGTTATAACTAAGATATATGACATTGAAACAAAAACAAGCGAAAATCTATATACAATATATCTAACAAATGGTTATTATTTTTCACTTAAAGGAAATGACTATAATTTGTATGAGGATTTAACATCTCAAAGTATAACGTTTAACCCACTTATAGAATGTCCATTAAATGAACATAGAACCGGTTTACCTGAATTAGTTTTACTATTGCAACACGCTGTAAATGGTGTTGATAGTATGGAACTTGATGATATTGAGCAGTTTATTTCTTGTTTTATCGTTTTTGAAAATCAAGAGATAGACGATGAATTTTTAGCTAATCTAGCTGAATTAAAAAAACAAAGAGCCTTAGCAATTAAGACAACAAATCCTAACGCACCGGCTAAAGTAAGTTTTTTATCGGCTTCATTAGATCATACAAATATTAATTCTTACTATGAACGTTTAATTACTGCTATGTATGACATTACTTCTACACCTAAGGCAAGTGGAAGTGTGACAAGTGGTGGTGATACTACAGGAGCAAGGCTTCTAGGTAATGGTTGGGAATCGGCACAAAATCAAGCCGAAGTCACAACAGGCTTTATGATTTCAAATGAATATGAGCAACTAAAGAGAATGTTTGAAATTTGTAAATATACAAGCAATAAACTTGATGAAATTTATCCTAGTGAAATTGAGATTAAATATAATATAAATATGAGTAATAATTTATTAGTTAAAACACAATCTTTACAAAACCTAGATAGTATTAAAATGCCTGAAGAAATAGCACTTAATATGGTAGGCTTATCAAATGATAATCACGGAGTTGCAAATCAATGGAAAGCAAAAAAACAAGAAATTGAGGAAAAGGCTAACAATGAAGAGCAACAAGCCGTTGATAATAAAGTGAATGAAAATTCAACCGATAAAAATGGAATACCCGGTTAGAGAAAACCTAAATCGCAAATGAGAAGAAACTCATGCCAAAAAACAAGAATGTGAAAAAACACATACCCAAAAAAAGGAGACAAGAAAATGGAAAAACTAACGAGAAAATTTATGCCACTAAACATTCAGCTTTTCGCTGAAAATGGCACAAGTGGAGACGGAACACCAGCAAGTGAAAACACAACTTCAAATCCTGCTCCACAACCAAAAACTTATAGTGAGGACGAATACAATAAGTTAAAGTCGGCACTAGACAAGGCAAATGCTGAGGCTAAGCAAAACAAAGAAGCCTTAAGAGCAAAGCAAACTGACGAGGAAAAAGCCAAAGAATTACAAGAAAATCAAGCTAAAGAACACGAGGCAATTAAAAAGGAACTAAGAGAATTAAAACTTAGCAATAGTTTAATTTCTGGTGGATATACTCAAGAAGAGGCTACCAAGATTATTGAATTAAGACTTAGTGATGATGATATTGCTTTTGCAAAATATCTTAATGAGTTAAGAAAAGGTCTTATTGATCAAACAACGCAAGAGACAAAAAAACAATTTTCAAAAGGAAATCATGTGCCCGGTGGTACAAGTGGCGATGGTGCAACGAGCCGAGCTATAGAAAAAGCAAAATCATTCCATAAAGCCGATAATACGGATTTAGCTTGGGGAATTTTCAAACAAAAACAATAGAAAAGGAGATAAAATAAAATGGCATTTACAGAACAAGTTATTAGTTCGCCTAACTTCTTAGCAAGCGAAGTAGGCTTAAGAACAGTCACATATACTTTTGATGCTTCAAATGAAAATGTAGTGACTGAGAAAGACGCAAATGGTTGCACTCATAAAGTTATTAAAGCGGGAACAATTTACCCTAAAAATGATGCAACAGTAAAGGGGATTGTATTTAGTGACGTTTATGTCACAAACGGAAATAGACCCGGTCCATTAATGGTTGCTGGACATGTACTAAAAGAAGCAACATTGTCAGCAGGTGTTAAGGCTGAGCCTTCTGCAACAGCAATTCCAGTATTACAAGCACAAGACTTATACGTTGAAGCTACACCAAAGACAACGTTACCAGCCGATACTATTGAATAAAAATAAGGAGGAAAAATAAACTATGGATATTATGGCATTAGTCTCAAAAGAGGACTTTTTAGAATATACTTCTAATTATAATTATAAAACAAAATTTTTATTAGATTCATTTTTTCCTAGTATTAAAACTGAAAAGTTTTTTATTGAAATGGAAAGAATTATTGAAAACGGAGATCTTCCAGTAGTAGCATTAGCACATGCTTTTGATACTGAGGCAAGAATTGGAGATAGAACTTCTCTTGAAAAATTGGAATTAGAGCAAATTCTAATTAAGGAAAAGATAAATCAAAGTGAGAGAGTTAGAAGATACTTAAATCATGGTGCAAATAAAGATCAAATTGTAGATTATATTTATGATGATGCAGGTAATCTTATTTCGAGAGTTTTAGCAAGAGTTGAATTAATGAGAAATCAATTAATTTCAACTGGTAAAGTAAGCATTGATGAAAACAATTTCAAACTAACACTTGATTATGGTTATAAAGATAGTCATAGTGATAATTTTACTGGGTGGGAGGATCCAACACATGATATTATCGCTGACTTAAATAGTATTAAAGCAAAAGCGCGTAATGAAGGAAAGACAATCACAAAGGCTATTACTTCTTCAAAAGTTTTAGGTTATATTACAGCCAATAAAGCAATTAATGAGCTTTTTGCAAAAGCATTACAATTGCCTACTGAGGATAATGTTTTCAGATGGATTTATGCTAACTTTGGTATTCAATTTGCGGTAAATGATGATAAGTATAAACTTACAGCCAAAGATAAAACATTACATCGTTTCTTCCCTGAAAATATAATTACGTTTATTGCAGGTGATGGAACTTTTGGAAATACTGTTTACGGATTTACACCAGAAGAGGATACAATTCCGGATGCAACTAATAGTGGTTATGTCACTGTCATACCATGGAACACACCAGACCCAGTGGCAACTTGGACTAAGGCAACTGCATTAGTATTACCAGTAATGAATGACATTGATCGTCTATTCATTTGCAAAATTAATGGAGCTTAAAAATGGACTACAAATTAAAAGCACTTGCTAAAGAAAATATTATATTTAATGGCAAGTCTTTTGTAAAAGGTAGTACAATTAATGGAGTTTTTAGTGAGAAGCATATTTCACAATTAGCTCCATTAATTGATATTCTTGAAAAAACACCACTAGAAAAAATAGTTGCCGAAATGAAACCTGTAAATGGGGTTTTTGAAACAAAAACAAGTCCTAAAAAGCAAGAATATACAAATAAAAAGTAGGAGGTGTTATATGTGGAAATATATAGCAAAGAAAAATGTGTAGCATATTTCAAGGAAAAGTACCCATATCTTTTAGAACGCGATTTAGAAGATATGTACGATAGTGCTTACGAAATATTTTTAAAAACAAAATATCATAGTAATACAGCCATAAAGGAAATTCCTGAAGCCGTATATTTACGTAATAACACTTGGTTTAAAAGAGCTATGCAATGTTGGATAGACAAAGAGGGAATGACAAGCGTCACAAGTTATAGTGAAAATGGAGTTAGTTTTACTTTTGATAAAGCAGGACTAACACAGGATCTTATAGACGAAATAAGTCCTATTGCATTTATGAGGTAATATATGAATAACGGATGCGAGTATATTTATCATTGCAAAGTTAAAGATAAATTAGAGCCTATTGAATATGAAGAACCTAAAAAATATAAAGTAGGTTTTAATTATCTAACCATAATGCCCGCAAGTGGCTACACAAGTGCGACAGCTTATGGAAAAGAAATATCGAAAATCTATACAGGAATTGCAAAAGCAAAATATTTTAATGATGTTTTTCACGAAGGCGATTTACTTTATATCGAAGGAGCAAAGCCTAGTGAAGAAGAAAGTTATTATGGTGAGTTTGCAAATGCTGAAATTGACTCAGTACAATACGGAAATTTATATATAAGGCTTACAATAAAGAAGCGTAAGTTAAATGGCTAAGAAATTAAAGGTCAATTTAAAAGGGCTACAAGCCTTTAGAAAAAAGCTAGATAAAAGAACCTTATATGTTGCCGGTGATGAGCTACAAAACGTTATAGCAAGCCATATAGCTAATATAGGCTATAATAAAGCTACAGCACAATATAGTAGATTTTCGACAATTAAAGTTGACATAGAAAACTATGGAAACGGGAAAGTAAGTTTAATAGCAAATGATACTAAAAGTAAGCCTACAATAGCCTACTATGAATATGGTACTGGTTATTATGCCAAAGGAAAATATGAGGGCGAATTACCTACAATGACTTTAGTATTTGAGAGTGCAGGCAAGACAAGAACAACGTCAGGTTGGGAATATTATTATCCTAATAGTGATACCAAAGCATACTCTAATGGGATGTATGGTTGGTTTTATGGTATTTTAGGTCATAAATCATTTTCAACTGGTCAAGCACCCGGACATCAAATGTATTATACAGGAAAGACTATGAAGCAAGCGGTTGCTGAACTTGATTTAGGAGTGATACTTAATGAACACAATTGATTTTAGAGAAAGTTTAATTGAATATATTAAAAACTCATTGTCAAATGATGAAGAGTTTAAAGACGATAACATTAATGTAGATAAAGCCTATTCAACAAAGCAACCGACTACTTCAAGTATTTTTGTTTATATAATGGATAATACAGAAGCTGAGATGTTATTGTCACAAGAGGGGAACCCATATTATACTTTTCAAATTTTTGTTTATGGCAAAAAAATGAAGCATAATGGTAAATTAGTAAGTGCTATGGATATGACAACTTTACTTGTAGATTTTGTTATTAAATATTTTAATAAAAATATTATTAAAGATAATATAAATAATATTATTAGTATTAAAAGAGTAAACACAAGTCCTATATTACCACTAGACGATAGTATTGAATTATATTATAGTGCAGTAAGGTATGAGGGCGAAATACAATAGAAAAGGAGATTTTAATAATGGCAAATGTGAAAGATATTTCATCAATAGGTGTAAAGGTTGGTATTGCTAGTGAGCAAACAGCAGGAACAATGCCTGAGGCTGGCTATACCGCTATTCCAAAAGTATATGAATTACCAGATTTAGATTTTGCACCTGATAGTATTGATACAACCACTTTTGATAATTTAGAGTATAAGAGCTCTATTGAGGGTTTAAAAGATACTGGCGGTGTATTAAGTCTTACAGCAAATTATACCGAAAGTGGTGTAAAGCTATGGGATACTCAATGTGCTAAAGAAACAGAAGGTAAAATTAATTGGTTGGTAGTATATATACCAAACATTAAGACACAATATTTCATACCTATTAATGCTATTCCTACAGGACTACCTACAATACCTTTAAATGATAGAGTGACAATTGGGCTTAGATTTACCGTTGTTGCTGATATTGTTAAAAAGGAAATTACTGATCCTGTGACAACATTATTTACAGGGACTTTAGAATAATTAAAAAACTAGGAAAAGAGGACAATAAAAATGATTGATTTCACAATAAATGGAAAAGAATATCACTCTGAAAAAGAGATTGATTTTAAAGCAGTTTATGCCATGTCAAAAATGGGTTTAAAGGTTATGAGTCTTAGCGACGAAGACCCTTGGGAGCTTATGGTATGTTTAGTAAGCTACCTTGCCGGGATTAGTAAAGAAAGGGCTTTAAACGAGCTTAACGACCATTTTAAAAATGGTGGAAAAATGAGCGACCTAGAACCACTTATTGAATATTTTGGTAAGGGTGATTTTTTTCGACAGATGCAAGCGTAGGAGAAACCGAGCCTTGCAAAAATAATAAAGAATACGGTTGCATTTATGATTTAATTGAAGAAATCTATTTGCAACCTTTTCTTGCTATTGGTGGCGATTATAATACATTTTGGACATTGACACCAAAAACTATTCAAGTTTTCTTTAAAGCATACAATATGAAAAGACAAGAGGAAATTAAAATGGCTTGGATACAAGGAAGATATTTTCAACAAGCCTTAGCAAGTACGGTCTTAGTTTCTGCCTTAGCTGATAGAAATGTTGTTAGAAACATGGCTGAATATCCTGAAATGCCTACTTTTGAAAATGGCAAAATAGCCGAGCTTGATGAAGATTATCAAAGGACAAAAGTTGTAATGCAATTGGAAAAGTGGATGGCTTCTAATAATAAATAAAAGGAGGTGCAGATATGGCAACTCAAGAAATAGATAAGTTAGCGTTAGACTTGGAAGTCACAGGTTTAGACGCAACTAGTGTAGATAATATAGTTAAATTATCGGATGCTTTAGAAAAACTACAAAAGACTTTGCAAAATAATAATTTTGGGGCTTTAAAAGAACTTGGAATAAAAGTTAATACGAAAAGTTTTGCAAAGCAATTAAGCAACATACAAAAGAATGCTGAGGAAGTCGGAAAGAAGATTCAAACGTCACTTAGCAAAGCAACTTCTAGTATATACAAAGAGTATAATGGAATTGTACCAAAACCACGACAATCACAAGCGAGTGATGCAATTGATGTAGTTGATGAAAAGGCTACTCAAAACCTAGTTAATTTTCAATACGAATTAAAACAAATTGACAAGAACTTAAACGAAGTCACTAAAAGTGCCAAAGACAGTGCAAAGGCTATTCAAGATATATATACTGATACTAATATTAGAGGGTTAAGGTCTTGGGAAGCTGAACAAAATGAAATTAAAAAGAGTGCTGAAGAAAGTGCTGCTGTATTTTGTCAAGAGTCTTTCGAAAAGAAAAGTGGACTAACACAAACTGCTAAAGAAATTAAGAAATTAAATCCAGTAATTGAAGGACTTGGAGAAAAAGCTAAAAAAGTTAGTAGTAAATCTGGTGGCTTAGGTAAATTTATGTCAGCTTTAAAACGTGTAGCTTTATATCGTTTTATTCGTGCTATAATTAAGGGAATATCACAGAGTTTGCAAGAGGGTATTAAGAACGTAGCATTGTTTGATAAAAGTGCTAACAAAACAATGTCACAATTTTCTACTTCAATAACAAACATTAAAAATGGCTTGGGTTTAATGCTTCAACCGTTTCTTGAAGCTATAACACCGGCAGTGCAACAATTATCAATGGTTTTTGTTGAAATTGGCAATGCTATTAGTAAAGCAAATGCACAAATGAAAGGTTTATCATCATATACTAAAATTAGTGCTAAGTATATGAAAGATTATAAAAAGAGTGTACAAAATGCTAGTACATTTAGTTTTGATACTTTTAATGTGCTTTCAAATTCAAATGACACAAGTTCTATGTTTGAAACGGAGCAAATTGAAGAAACAAACGAGGGCTTGAATGATACTCAAAATTTCTTGTTAAGTATAAAAACTTTAGTGGCTGACTTGTGGAAATTTACTCAAACAATAGGCGGTTTTATAATGAAATTAGTAGCTGACTTAATGCCAGCACTTACAGAAATTATAAATATTGTAAATCAAATTTTTGAAGCAATAAATCCTATTCTTGAAAGTTTGATAACAACATTGCAACCGTTATTTGATGTTATATTGGTTGATTTATTACCGGAACTATTAAATATAGTTAGTGTTATTTTAGAGCCTATATTACAAGTTATAATGGCTATAATGGACGTTGTGATGCCTATTGTAGATGCAGTAGTAAAAAAATTAAGCCCAATTATAAAAATTATCTCAGAGTATATTAATGCAATGTGGAGTTCTTTAAAGCCTATATTTGAACTTGTAGGTAATATTGTTTCACAATTTATTAAAATGAATGTTGGCTTAGGAAATGGCTTGAGTTCTTTAAGCGGTTTCTTAGACATGTTAGATGGCATACTAGACATTGCAAGAGGTTTTATAAAAATTGTACAAGCAATAACCGCTTTAATTAGTGGCGATGCTTCAAAGGCTTGGGACTTATTTAAAGAGGCTGGTATAAGTGCTTGGAATGGAATTAAGAAAATTGGTGCAAGTATAGCCGAAGCACTAGTTAACGGCTTGTTGTCAGGTATAAATTGGATAACTAAGAAAATTAATTCTATAACAAGTGGACTGTCTAAGGTATGGTCTTGGGCAGGTATTCCAGAAATACCGGCTATACCTGAAATTACTTGGAAGCTAGATATCGGATCGTTTGCAACTGGTGGAGAGCTTACAGGCGAATTGTGGCAAATGAATGAATATGGTAAACCTGAGATGCTATTTAATTCAAGAAATACAGGAAATACAAGTGTAATAAATCAAGCACAATTAGGAGAGGCTTTTATGCAAGCAATTCTTAATAGTGGTTTAATTGAAGCAATAAGGGAAAGTGGCAACTTATACTTGGACGGCAAAGAGGTTGCACAAAGTAAATCATTTAAGCGTGAGATTAATAGAACAAATCCACAATTAAATATAAGGTAGGTGTTTTAAATGACAGTAGATAAACAAAACGGCATAAACGGCGATTTAAGCACAATATATATTACTGGTGGAGGTTTTGTTAGACGACCTTTTAAAGGTATAGGCATAGAAAGTTCACTTGGTTGGAATGAAACGGTTTGGGCAACTAGCTTAAGCCGTTCAAACACCTTTGCTTTTGAGAATATTGATGATGTAGATATTGGGCAAGTAGCACAATGTCAAATTATTTTCCCTTACATGAATATTCAAGATTTTATTGATTTACAAAAAGTTTTAAAAGAACGTTATGTTATGGTTGATTATTTTAATGTTGATTTAGGACAGCGTGTGACGCAAGAAATGGCAATTACAGGTAATGAGCGTAAAAAAATATATGCAAGAGGAAACGCTATTTTTGGAATGCAAAATATTTCCGTAAAATTCGTTGCAACAAATCGTGAAAATGAATATCTTGATTTAACTGTTGCTTATAATACCAATGGTGGTACTGGAGTTATTGATAATGTAGAGAGGACATATTCAAGTCAAGTTAGATTATCTAATGGAGCAGGACTTACAAATGGCACAAAGCATATTAAAGAATGGAATACAAAACCAGATGGCACAGGTTGGGCTTATGGCTTAAACCAAAGTATAACCTTGTGGGAAAGTTTAACTTTGTACGCAATATGGGAGTGATACAATGGCGGATTTAAGAGTTATTTTTAAAATCAATGAATATGGAAATGGAGTAGTTAATAGCATAACTTCAAATGCTCCTCAAAATAATATATCAAAATATCCTTATTCTACAATGCTAACTAGGAAAGAAGAATATGTCACACCTGATGCAAAATATGAAGGATACGTTTTAGGTGTTTCAACTTTTGAAAGTGAACAAGTTATTGATGAAGCATATCCCGGTTATATGTTTAGTGCCGTGACTGATAATGACGGAAATTGTGAATTAGTTGTTGAATTATATGGTAATGACATATTAAGCCTTATATTCACTTTTGACACGTTTTTAGGTCAGTACCCTACAAATTATAGAGTACTTGACTCAAACGGCATAGAAACCTATTATACGAACAATACGGCTAATCCTTATGTTATTAGTATTACAAAATTAGTAGCAGGAGCAAATGCGACTAAAAAAATTACATTTTATAGGTGGAGCAAACCTAATTACAATGTGCTAATTAAAGACATTGAAAGTATTGAGGTAGATATCGAACTAAGCAAGCATTTTATTAAAGAGTTAGAATACACTAGTCAAATGAGTTCTGATGGAACTTCAATAAGTTATGGAATTTTAGCAAACACAGGAAAACTTAAAATTAATGATTATAACGGAGTTATTTATAATTCGACAAAACTAGGATATTTGGACGCTTATGTTTATAATCTATATTCTTATTTAAACGGAAATCAAATTCAACAAAATATCTCAGTTGACGCACCTTATTATTCACAAGAAAATCAACTAGAAATTAATCTAACAAATAATATTTCAAATTGGAATAGCGTTAATTTTAATGAACGGACTTATGGAACGGGTACAAATTTATATCAAGTGCTTTTAGATGCTATGAGAATTTTAGGATATTCTGATAGCGATGTAGAATTAATGACTAATAATATTATTAATGTAAGTTATATAGGCGGTGGTATTACTAATAATGAAGAATTGTCAGTAAAAGAGTATTTGCAAAGTATAACTTTTGATGAGTGTACGATTGATAAAACAAATGTAGCAGATATTTTAAATTCTATATGTACAGTTGCACAATTATTTATATATGCTGATAACGAAGGCAATATCAAATTTGCAAATGCAAGACCACTAGCTTCCTCAAGTGAAGAAACTTTAGTAATACCATATAAAAATCAAAGGACACACCTTGAATATGATATGGTAGTAGCAAATCGTTATGATAGTGTTGAAATTAGTAATTAAGGAGTGATACAATGGCAAATGCAGTAAGCATACAAAACAACCCTTTTTTCAAATCAAATGCAAGAAGAACGATACAAGGGCAAAATAAATTAATGGTGGATATTGTCTCACAAAATATTTTAACTGATTATAGTGCAAATGGAGTACGAACTGGCAATATTACAATTATAGGAGCTGATGTCTATAATACAAAAAATGTCTTGAAAAAAAAGTGGGATAATGGTAATATAATCAATGTAAACGATATTGTAAAAATAGTGGACGAAAATGGCGACTCAATTATGAATTTTTTAGGTAAAGAAGTGAGGCTTAGGGTTATAGGAAGAGTTGTAAAATATAATGGCGAACCCACTATAAAACTTGAACTTATGGAAATTAAGGAGTGATACAATGGCAACAAAATGGAAAAAGATTTACACCGATATTTCAAATGTCAATGGTGGAAATGAATATGAAACGGGAGATCATATTACTAAAGAAACCGTCAATGTAGCGTTGAATAATACGGCTTATTTAAAATCCGAAGTCGATAAAAAAGTTGATAAAGAAACAAACAAGGGCTTAGTGACACAACAAATATTAGCAAATACAGATTTAAACACCGTAAAGACAAATGGCTTTTATGGTGTTTCACAAAGCTGTACAAATAAGCCTGTTAATAAAGATGACGGAAATTTAATCGTATTACAATATGATTCAAGTAATATATGGACTACACAAGTATATATCACTTTAAATTTAAGTGAAAATAAAAATCGAATTTATAGTCGTGGTTATGATAATTCAAAAAAAGTTTGGTCACCTTGGAAACAAATCGACAACGACCCTTCATTATACAATCTAGGAGCATATGATACCTATGTAGATAACGGCGATGGTACAACTACTATCACAAGACAAACGGGGTATAAGAATTATAGTGAGTATTTTTTAGCAAACTATGGTAATTGGGGATTTAGACGTAATGGCTCAAGCTCAGGTTATGAAATAGGTAAGGACGAAACGAATATTCTTGGAGAAATAACTGATACTTATAAAAGCAATTATTTTAAAGCAGTAGATGTTTGGTGGAATGAAAACAGCTATGCTTCTAGCCGAAATTGGTTATCATTGCCAAAAAGCTATACAACTAAAGAATCTTATGTCGAGTTTTTTAGTAAAAATGTCGTTATTTTTCAATACAAACTAGTCTCATCATATACCGAAACTATAATCACAGGACTACCTCAAATTACACTAGATAAGCAAGGTTGCGAGTGGTTAAGAAGTGAATGGGAAAAAGGGTTGAATTTGTGGAATAAATATCAAGGTAATATGAATGAAGGCGCTAACAAGGCTAGTATAAAATTAAACACAGATAATAAAGTAATAATAAGCGTTACGAGTGACAAAGACCCTTATATTTTTGCTAAGCAACTTGTTAACTTGCCTAGTGGTACTTACACACTGTCTTATAATAGAAGTATTGGTGGTAGTGGTACTTATGCTAAAGTAGACGGAAAATATTTAGTATTTTCAACTACAGCAGAAGGTGTGGCTTATTTAACATTTAGTATAAATTCTACCACTACTATTGGTATTCGTCTTGGTGGTGACATTTCCGGCAATAATGCTGATACAACTTATACTAATTTTATGCTAGTAAAAGGCTCAGTGCCTTATTCATATCAACCTTACAACTCCTCATATCACATAACAAACGAACAAGCTGACTTTTTAAAACAGGAATATGATTTAAGTTGTAATCTATTTGAAACTCAAATGGAAATTAAGCTAACTGCTGGTAGTGAACAATGGCGAAATAGAAAGATAAAAAACTTAGTTGTGGGAAAGACTTATACTCTTTATGGTTTTGATAACAATACTTATCAAGATTACGAGTATCAAGTATTACCTGAATATAAAAGTTTTAAGAATCGAGCTTACACATTTGTGGCTAGTGCTGAAACAAAAGAAATACGTGTCGGTGCTAATACGCTTTCTCAAAATTTAGATTTTACAACTCGAATAATGCTAATAGAGGGGACTGTGACACCTACAAAATTTAGTCCTTACAATGGCTCAATTATTCACGAAAAACAATTATCTCTACAAGCACCTTCAATGGGACATAAAGTTGCAAATGAATGTATGATGAATGTGACAGGGGAATACTATAATAATTCATCAAGTGATGTTTATATATTATTAGGTAATATAAAACCTGCTTATAAAGAGGCTAGAGATGGTGGATTTATTATAAGTGGAACAATAGGACAATATTATTACACACAACAAGCACAAATAATTGCCGTGGCTTATTGGCGAGATAAGGTAAAGTGGAAAGGCATATACACTCAAGATAATTCAGATGGAAATTTTAATAATATTGTTGATTTAATAATTACAACAACTAACAAGATTTATTTAGTAATTAAAGCAGGTCAATTTGGACAATACAACTTACAACTACAGGGCGTGACAATTCAATACACAGGCAATATACTGACTGCGAAAGAAGGTAGTACCGCTACTACGTTTAGTCAAAGCGAGGCTATTGATTTAACGGCACTAGACACCAGTTTGAGTGACAAATTGAAATTTATTGATAATAATGCTATAACTGACCCTGATGGTGATGGAAATTATAAAATTGACAATAATTATATTTATGATGAAGAACTTGCTACAAATGGTGTAGATTATACCCCTTTTGATGGAAGTTCTAGTTATGATAGTCAAAGCGGAATCAATCAAGATTTTTATAAAGCAATAAGGGCTTTAAGGAATAGACACTTATATCACACTACAATTACACATGGATATAATACTACATCTTATGGTCAAAACACAGGAGAATTTTTTGAAGTCACGATATTTACAAGTGATGATAAAACTGGTTATAATACGGCTGGTACTGCTTGGATAATACTTCGAGATTATTTAAACAATAATAGTTATACTTTAGGTAATGTTGCAAATTGGATTACTTCAAATCAAGTATATCCTTGCAATGGACAGCTTTTAAAATATTCATCATCGGGTAGTGTATCATTGACTTATAATATTTATGGTGTATCATATAACAATGGAAAATTTTATGTTCATTATTATACTAATACTAACGCATATGGCACGTCTGAATTATCCTACCCTGATTCGTATTGGAGAGTTAAATCTACAAAAATTTTCTAAAAAAATAAAAAATAACTATATTAATTTTATAAAAATAGTTATATAATATATATGTCCTTGTTTTTAATGCTAAAAAGGAAAAAAGCTAAGTATTCAAAAAGGAAGATAGGTGTTTGAAATGAAATTCGACTATGGTTAGAAAAGCAATAATACATAAGTGACAAAACATAGCCAAATAAAAAATTATTGTGGTAAAAATATAATAAGAAAACTGAATAAATAGTAAATTGCTTTAGTTTTATAAAACAAATCATTATATGCAAAATCTAGGGCTTTAAAGAGAAAGTAGGAAGTTAAAAAATGGTAAAATTACTAAAACTTATTATTTCTAAAATTTCTACTTTTGTGAAGGATGAATGGAATTTTTACGGTTCATTTTTTATTGCTTATGCGTTGTCGCTTTTTCTTGACTGGAATATGTCAAAATTGCAACGAGCTAACCAGTTTGTAGCTTTATTGATGAATATTTTTATATTGCTAACGGTCATTAAAAAGATCGTGTTTCCTAGCAAAAAGAAAATGAAAGTTGAGAAAATAGCCGATATGAACAAACAAGCAAAAAATATGGATTTAGGAATAAACCCAGAAATGAAGATAAATGAAACTGTAGAATTAGCGGAGCATATAATGAAAGGTGGAAAAAAGATTATGAAAAAACTTAAAGATTTTTTTAAGGTTTTATGGGGTAATAAAGTCACATTATCAAGTACGATAATCACGCTATATATGGCAACAATGGTACAAGTAGCGACTTATACTGATAAGCTATATAACGTTGCTTGGTTTTCAAAACATGCAATAGTAGTAAAGATTTTGTCCCCTATAATCACTTCTTTGTGTGTATTTATTTCTTTATATGGAACATATACAAAGTATGGTTTTGAGGGCTTGCAAGCCTTATCTGATAAGAAACTATCAAAGCTAAGCAAAGAGGAAAAAAAGGAATTAAAAGACAATATTTCAAAGTTGGAAAAAGCCTTAGATTTAGCTACTGCAAAATATGATGAAGCAAAGGAAATTGTGAATAATTTTGCATTACTTAAAGATACAGGCTACACTTTAAATAGTGATGAGACTTTGAAATACAACACAGCAAATTCAAGTTTAACTATGCTTGAAAATACTATTGCTAAGTTGGAAAGTGAATTAAAAGAAACTAAAGATAAACTATGAAATTTATCATAGATTACAGGAAGTTAATTAGAAGGATATGGCTAATGTTATGGCTTATCCTTTTAATGCTTGTAATAGCCAAACTATTGTTTAACAAATGGTACCCTATTGTTGTAGAAAATCAAAAATTCATTAATGCTTGTAATTTTATAGAAAAGCATAATATTATTAAATATATTATTATGTTAATCTTTTATACATTTAGTATTAATTTTTGGTACCTTACGGCGACAAAACAAAAGCATTTAAAGAATATAAGACAATTTATATTTTTTAATGTTGTAGTAATCGGTACTTTCACTTTTAAGAAATGGAATAACACGCTAGGTTCTATCCTAGAAGTCGTAATTTTAGTCCTAATACCAGTTGTTTTAAATCTTAAAAGGAATAGTTGTGGGAATAAAATAAAAGATATTTTAATGCCTATAGTGGTTTATGTTTTGATAAACGCTTGGCAATTTACGATTTATTTTGTTAGAGATTTAGATTACAAGGTATTATCTGAAACTTCGTTTTTAATATCTTGGGTACTAATGATAGATTATTATATTTTTATAATCATACAATGGATAGGAGTGTCTTTTATGGGCTTATGGAGTGGTGGATGGCTTTTTGGCAAGTCAGAAGTAGAGCTAAAAGCATTAAAAGACAAAGAACTTAAGAAAGCAAAACCCGATAAGGAACTTTTAAAGCAAATTGACGAATGCTTGGCTAAAAAAACAAACGATTGCAAAAAATAAAATTAATAATGTTTAGAAAAAGAACCGGCTATGTTTTGTACAATTTGATTTTCCTTGCAGTAGCATTTTTCTTTGATAGGTTCTTTCAAATGTTAATGTTTGTGCTATTTTTTAATTTGATGATGAACTGCTTTAGATACAGATTTCACGCTAGCACAATTATTAAGGACAACATAAAAGCGGTAAGATATTGTAAACTTATAACCCTATGTGTTGAAATAGTATTTATGATATTTTGTAAAAATCTAAGTGCATCAATTTACTTAAACTTATGTATTATCTTTTCTATTGCACTAACAAATGCACTTATTGAATTTTACGCTGAAAAGACAGTTATAAACGTTGCCAGTTTACATGATTTCGAAGCACTAACACGTTTATGAAATGAAGCTAAACTAACGGATAATGCAACTAAAAGAATGATTATGCGTTATGTTGAGAGAAAGAGTTATGATGAAATAGCTGATATTGAATGTGTTGATCCTGAGACAATAAGAAAATCAATTTTAAGAAGTAAGAAGAAATTAAACATTATTTAATGAAAGGTTGGAAATTTCCGACCTTTTTATTTTGTCCCGGAAATGTCACTTAACACAGGTAAGGCATAGCCTTAAAATGAAAGCAGAAAAGGAGCGATAACTATGGCATACGGAAATAATAATTTTTATGGTGGCTATAATCCTTACAACAATTACTCATACGGCGGTTTTAATCAACCTATGGCAAACAATCCATATCAAAGCCAAAACGTGAATGTAGGACAACCACAGCAAGCACAACAGCAAGTTTATTTACCACTTACATTTGTAAACGGAATAAATGAAGCAAAAATGTTTATTGTACAGCCTAATCAAACAGTTTATTTAAGAGATAATACGGCTAAAGATATTATGTATATTAAGAGTGTAGATAGTCAAGGCACACCTAATATACAAATTAAAAGACTTGTAGATGCACAAGAACAAGCACAGCAACCAACACAACCTCAAATTGATTTAAAAGATTATGTAAGAAAAGAAGATTTAAGAGGTTTTGCAAGTTATGATGATATTCAAAGGCTAGAAAGAAAACTTGAGGAAATAACAGCTTCCAAAAATCTACCTAGTAATGTAAATAAAAGGAGTGGTGCATAATGAACAACCCTATGCAAATGATTTTCCAAATGATGCAAATGGGCAATAACCCTCAGCAAATTTTAAATACTATTGTAAATCAAAACCCTCAAGCAAGGGCATTGATGAATCAAATAAATAATAGTGGTATGAGTCCACAAGATTATTTAAGACAATACGCAAAGCAAAATAATATTGATTTAGATAAAAACCCTATGGTGCAAATGCTAAAAAGTAGGGGAGCAAAATTCTAGGTATAAAGGCTTTTGATACCGGTTAGAAAGCATTTATATAAATAAAAATATTTAGAAAGGAATGATATTAATATGGGATACTACGAAGGAAATATCTCTGATTTAACCACTGGTGGTGGCGGTTATGGTAATGGTGCTTGGGGAAATGACTGGGTTCTAATTATCTTATTTGCCTTAATTTTTGGTTGGGGCAATGGAGGTGCTTGGGGAAACGGTTCACAAGGCGCAACAGATAATTATGTCTTAGCAAGTGACTTTGCAACTATTCAACGTCAACTTAGCGATGGTTTTGGTGACTTAACTTCTCAGTCAAGATTTATTCAAAATGGTATTTGTGATGGCTTCTATGCTATGAACACATCTCTATTAAATGGCTTTAATGGAGTAAATACTGCAATTATGCAAAATGGTTATGAAACTAGAAACGCTATTAATGGAGTGTCTAGTCAATTAGCTAGTTGTTGCTGTGATTTAAAGCAAGGTATAGCTGGAGTTAACTATAACTTAGCAACTCAAGGTTGTGCTATTCAAAACACAATTCAAAATGCTACTCGTGATATCGTTGATAATGCTAACGCTAATGCTCGTGCATTACATGATGAGTTAGTAGCACAAAGAATTGAGGCTAAGGACGAAAGAATTGCTGAATTACAAGCTAAAGTTAATTCTTTAAATCTTGCTCAGTCACAAGCTAATCAAAACAACTACTTAATTGATCAGCTAAGACCTACTGCTAAGCCTGCATATATTACGTGCTCACCATTCCAAAGCGTATATGGCTATGGATATGGTTATAATGGCGGATGCGGTGGATGCGGAAGCGTTCAATAATCTTAATATCAAGTTGGACTAATTATCCATAAAAAAGGAGATTAAAATATCCTAAAAGTGAAGCATAGGTTTTTTAATCTATGCTTTATTTATTTTAAAAACAATGAAAGGAATTGATGAAAATGTCTTTATTATTAGGTGTTAAAAACACAGGTACTCAAAGTGTTTTAAGTGGTGGTCTAGTTGATCTAGGCTCGGTTTATCGTAAAGTTTGTCGCAAGGATCAATGTGGTGTAAAAGCCTTTGATGCAACAAGTACAGGTATTACTTTACAACATAGTGGTATTTATCACATTGTTGCTTCAATTACATTTACAGCTCCTACTGCTGGTAATGTTATATTTCAATTAGCCGAGAATGGCACTGCAATTTCCGGAGCTATTGCTTCAGAGACAATTACAACCGCTTCAACAGAAGTAAAGACAACTACTATTGACTATTTAGTTTTAGTTGATAAAGGTTGTGTTTTGGGAATGCCACAAACAATTTTTAAAACATTAAGTATTTTAAATACTGGTGTAGGTGCAACAATTAGTAATGTTGTATTAAATGTTATCAAGGAAGCGTAGGTGAAGAAAAATGGGAAGATATTTAGACCATAAAATGCGACGCGAGCGCGATATGAGAAATCCTTACGGGTCAAGAGGTGGCTATGTCACGAGCCGTAGGGATAGACTTTCACCAATGGATGGTAGAGAATCTTATAATCGGGATTATGGTGAGAGGTACCCAAGAGAGCAATATAGGGGCAGTTCTTATTCTGGCGAACAATATCCAGAATATAATCGACCTATGCAATTTGCTGGGTATGGGCAAGTACAACCTGTAAGAGATGGAATGTATCCTTACCCTCCTATGTATCCTGATTATAAGAGTGGCGATATGGAGGGCGAATATCGTGAAAAGATAAAAGACTTAACACACCGCCTTGAAAAATATGATAAGTTTAAACTACCAAAGCAAGAAGTTATTAATCAAGCAAAAGCTATGGGTGCTTCATTCAAAGACTATAATGAAGAGGATTTTATAGCTGTTTATTATATGCTTATGAGCGATTATAAAATGGATATATTAAATAATCCACAGGCATACGAAAAAATGGCAATAGATTGGCTTGAAGATGATGACGTAGCTTATACTGGTTGTGATAAACTTTGTGCATACATTGATGAAATCATAGAGGGCGAATAGAAAGGAAGTGAGGCAAATGATAAGATATAGAATGCTTAATTTAAACCCTTTAAATGAGATAGAAAACGACTGTGTTTGTAGGGCTATTTCACTAGGGCTTGATGAAGATTATTATAAGATTCAAGAAAAGATAGAACTTATCGGACAACTTTTTGAATGTGATAGTTTATGTGTATGTTGTTATCAACATTTACTAGATAATGTTTATGGGCTTGAAAGAATAAAGGGTTTTAAGGGCATGACAGTAAATCAATTTGCCTCATACAACTTTAGAGGGGCATATCTAGTAAGAGTTGACGGTCATTTGACATGTGTTATAGACGGAAAAATCTATGATACATGGGATTGTGGCAATGAAATTGTAGATATTATATGGGCTTGTTAATCTAATTTAAAAAACTAGTTGATTTTATTTACAAAATGTGATAATATAGTATTGTCCTTTAGAAGTTAAATATTGATTTTGCTTTCAGTTTTGACATTCAAGAAAGTCACGGGTTATCCTGTGGCTTTTTTGTTTAAATAAAAATACAAAAAGTGTTGAAACTATACACTAAAAGTGTTAAAATTAAATCGTCAAGAAAGGAAGTGAAAATATGGATAAGTTTGAAAGAAAGCTATTTGAAGCAAGTCCAGAACTGGATAAAAGGGTGGAAGCATTTTTAGATCGTTATGGAGTTCGCAAGATAACAGGAAGAAAGTATCTTAAACAAATGATAGTATATCAATGCAATAAAGAAATATATCAACGTGAGTTTAACGAAAAATTGTATGTGTTAATTGCTGAACTTAATAATACTACTAAATATGCCGTACTTAGGTTGGCGCGGTATGCTTGTGTCGATAGAAACGAGATAAAACCTATTGCACCCGTAGATTTAATGTACCGCGCTTGGTATGAAGTGAAATTAGAAGAAACGGAAGGAATAATTTATAATGAAGATTGTCTCACTCAAAATACAAAAATTTCGTGGTGTAGAAAACACGGAATACAACTTTAATAAAGTTAATATTTTCAAAGGAAGTAATGGTGTAGGAAAGACTACTTGTCTTGATGCACTTACAATGCTATTATGTGGCGAAACATATACTTATGATAAGGATGCTACTAAAAATCGTGATATGAACAACGAGCGTGAAGTAAACGATATTTCAATGGTCGTTGAAACTGATGACGAAGTTTATAACGAAGAGGGTCAGCTTGTAAAAGTTGAACAAATTTTCGGTTGCAAAATGTATGAACAATACAAAGGCAAAAAAGGCGAAAAGACTGATGAATATGTCGGCTTTAAAACTGACTGGCAATTAAATGGTAAGAAAGTATCTGAAAAAGATTATTTTAGTAATTTAAAGCAAGTATTTAATATTGATTATGATACAGATATTAAGAATTTTAATATTTTTAGATTTTTAATTGATTATAATTATACTAATACTTGTGATTATAAAGCAATAAAGCAATTTATTGAAAGCATTTTAAATATAAAGCCTGATGCTGAGATTTTAAAGCAAGAGCAATTTAGACAAATTGCCTATGATGTAATGCAAAATAAATATGACGTTAAAGCGACTAATACGGCTTATAATACGAAAATTAAACAATTGAATGATATTATTAATGCTAGTAATGCCGTATTAAGCAATTTAAAGGCTATTATAAGCGATAATGAAGCCGAGTTGAATAAATTATCAAGTGAGGACGAAATCGCTGATAAAATCGCTAAAATTCACAAAAAAGAAGAAGGTGATCCAAAACTAATGAAACAACTTGGAGATTTAGGTAGAAAGCTGAATGCTTTAGTTGAAACTAAGAAAACTTTTATGGAAGCGGAAAAAGCAAGACTAACTAGTGATTTAAGAAATAAAATTGCCACTCTTGAAGAAAAACATAAAAAATATGAGTTGTCGCAAAGAGAAGAAATTGAGCATGGCAATAATAATCGTTCGTTAAAAGGTAAGTATGAAAATGACGAAAAGAATTACAAGGCTGAAAATGAAAAATTAATTATTGCAATTGATAACTTGCAGAAAGAAACTTTTGTAATTGAGTATTGTCCTGAGTGTGGTTGTGAACTTAATAAGGACAAGAAAAAAGCCTATGAAGAAAATAAGGGTGCAACCATTTTAAAATATTCTAATCAAATTGCTCTCAATAATAATTTAATTGATGATATTGAAAAGAAATTACCTCAACTTGAAAAAGAATTTAAGGAATATCAAACTAATTATTTAGAAGCTAAAAAAACTTGTGAAGCTATTGACAAGGAAAAAGAAGAAATAATGTCACAAATTTTTACGCTAACTGATAGTATTTCAACTGAAACTATTGATAAAGAAATGGATACAATTCAAACTGAAATAACAAACTTACATAATATAATCACGGAAAAATGTAAACTCAGTGATGAAGACAAGCAAAATCTTGCTGATTTAGAAGAAATGCTTAACACCATTGATTCACGTGAGTATGCTATTGAACAAGCTAATAATTCAATGATGGCAGAAAATGAGAAACTTGAGAAGGCACTTGATGAAAAGTGTAAGGTTGAAGCTAAACAAATTGCTTTAGACGAATTTAAGCAATACAAGACTGACCTTATTAAGCAAAATACACACAAGGTTTTTGGTGATATTAATTGGGTATTGCAAGAAGAAAGTAAGGCTAATAGTGATAGCAAAAAAGACAAGTGTTATGCTACTTTAGGCAACGTTTCAATGGACGGAGTAAATACTGCTTCTAAACTTGTGTTAGGTGCTAAAATTATTGCGTGTGTTAAGAAATGCTTAGGTGTAAAAGGCTTCCCTTTAGTGTTTGATATTGTAGATAATATCGGCAAAAAGGCATTACTTGAAACCGAAAGTATTGAGGAAAATCAAATATTCTGTACTAAAGCTGAATTTGAGGACGGAGTAAATTTATATTTAGAAGCAACGGAGGAATAAAAATGGAAAATCAAAATATGGAAGATATTTTTAGTAATGCTTTAGGTGGCGAGGTTAAAAAGCAACCTACACAAGTACAGCAACCTACACAAGTACAGCAACCAAAGCAAGAAGTACAACAGCCAGTTGCAGCCAAAGCACCTACTTTAAAAACACAAGTGGCAAATGCTATTGCTGATAAAAATATTAGTGATAAATTAATAAATAATATGTTCGGCTTAATGGAACAAAATCAAATGTCAGTGCCTAAAGGTTATCAAATAGGCAACGAATTAAAAAGTGCTTATTATGCAATTGTGAGTGATTCAAATAAGTCAAAATGTGATGTATTATCTATTGCAAACTCATTGAGTGATATGGCGATTCAAGGCTTATCATATCAAAAACATCAAGTGTATTTTATCCCTTATGGCGGTCAATTATCATGCCAAAGAAGTTATTTTGGAGATATTGCTCTTGCTATGCGTACGGGTTTAATTGCTGATGTAAATGCAAGAGTTATTTATCAAGGCGACACTTACGAAATGGACACTGACGAAAACGGAAACGAATACATTAAAAATCATAAAAGTGCCCTTGAAAATCGTGATAACCCTATTATAGGAGCTTATGCTTGGGCAACTGGAATTAATGGTTATAAGCTATATGCAATTATGACAAAAAAGGAAATTCAAAGCAACTGGAATTTATCGAAAGATAGTTCAAGAAAGTTCCAAAATAATTTCCCGCAAGAAGCCTCTAAACGTACTGTAATTCGTAGATTATTAAAGAATGTATTTAATACGGCAGTTGACCTTACACCTGAACAACAACAAGCAATTAATGCTTATAATAAGGGTGTTGAGGAAGAGTATAAGAATGATGATTTTAAATACTCTGATGAGAATACTATTAATGCTCACGTTCATGAAGAGACAGGGGAAATAATTTCGGACGAGGTCTTTAATGATTAAAATTACCCCTTTTTATAGTGGTAGTGCAGGAAACTTATATAGTGTTGAAAATGAAGAAACTAAAATATTGCTAGAATGTGGAGTTAGTAAAACGGATTTAATTAAGGTTTTAAGTAAAAATGGCAAGACCATACGTTCATTTAAGGCTTGTTTAATTAGTCACGCTCACCACGACCATTCGCAAAGCATAGAATATGTAAACCAATATATTCCTATATATGCTAATGAGAGGGTATTTCAAAAATACCCTTTTAAAGGCACTATAATTGAAAATAAGAGCGTTTTTACCATAGGTACAATAAAAATTTTACCTATAAGGGTAGAACACGGAGAAATGCTTAATACGGCTTTTATTTTCAAAGATAAAGACAGTACAATATTTTGGGGCACTGATTTTTCAAACATACCACTAGACAAAGTAAATTTCAAATTTAATGAGGTGTGGATTGAGTGTAATTATGTCCCTAGTCTTTTGAATGAAACGCTTGAAGAAGCAAGAAAAAATGAAGATTTTTCGGCTATTAAATATGAAAGACAACTTACAACTCACATGAGTTTAGATAATTTAATATATATATTAAACAATAAATTTAATAATATTAATTACAATAAAATTGTTGGTATTCATGTTTCACAAGATGTTGGAGACTATGAAATTATGTACAACACACTAAAAAAAGAATTTCCAGAAAAGGAAATAATTTTGCTTAAACCAAATGGAGGTGCTTATCGTGGGAATGTTTAGAGATGGCTATTATTACCTTGATAATGAAGAAGTGCCAAAATACATGCCTAAAATAACGGGTACAAGATATCCAGCCTTAGCCGGCTTAGATAAATTTACCAAGCGTGGTGATCAAGTACTAAAAGATTTTAAAGTAATTGTTGAGCCTTTTGATGAATTTTATACAAAGCGAGGAGCTATTGGTGAAACACTAGCTAGACGTTCTTTAGAGCGTGACGGACATATCTGTACTATTTATAAGGGTACTCGGGACTGCTTTAAGGGTGTAAAGGGTTATGGTGGAGTTATTGATATTGAATTGATAAACGAAAACACCCTTTACGAAATAAAAACTAAAAATATCAAAGATTATGAAAAAATAATAAAATATGGAAGTAAGGAACAAGAAGCTCAAGCAAGGCATTACGGGTGGTTGAGAGGCTATCATATAGTTTATATTCAATGGATATTCTTTCCTGATAATATTGAAGAGTGGATAAAAAACGGGCAACCTATAACTTCTTGGAGTGGTATTAAAACTTACATTAAAAAGTTGTATGTCAATTTAGAAGAGGAAGAAAAAGCTCACTGGAATGCTTTACAATATTATACTAAGTGCTACAATGAAAAGCGAATCCCTATAGAAGATATTAGCCCAGAATATCAAAAAAAGTTAGGTATTGAATGTGAGGTTTTAACACCTGAAAATAATCCGTTTAAGGAGTGCATTTAATGCGAAAAGAAGATATAGTTATTCAAGTTGATACTAGAGAACAAGCAAACGGAAATAAAGATATTATAGATTTTTTTGATGCAAACAATATAAAACATATTCGGTCTAAACTCTATGTAGGCGATTATACTTTATTGCATAAGCAAGATGTTTGCATAGATAAAAAAGCTGATATAATGGAGCTTGCTAATTGTATGCACAAAGACCATATTCGTTTTAGAGAAGAAGCTGACAGGGCAAAAGCAAATAATATTAAGTTATATATATTAATAATTGATGAATTTATATATAATTTAGACGGAGTAAAATATTATAAAATACCTACATACAAAGGAAATCAATACAAGGTAATTAATGGAGTTAAAATTATTACTAAAAAACGTGGTGATCCACGAGCTAATTTTGACTGTGAAACATTAATGAAAGCCTTAAAGACTTTTGAGGAAAGACATGGATGTAAATTTGTATTTTGTAAAAAAGAAAATGTAGGTAAAAAAATATTACAATTATTAGGAGTGAATTTATAATGGCTGAGAAAAAACAACAAGATGTTATAAAGGGTATTAAGGTTGGCAAAAAATATAAAATGCGTTTTGTGACTCAAAGTATAACACCTAATGGAAAACAAAGAAATCAATTTGTTTATGATGTAGTGGATCAATTAAAAGACGGAAGCTATAAGAAAAAAGCAAGATTTTTCGTTCAATTCTGGGGCACTTATGAAAAGGAAGAGGAATGGCTAAAAGATGGTGGCACAGTTTTAATTACAGGCATTTTGGGTGTTGCTCCACCAGTATGGGGCAAGAGCAAAACAACTAATGATACTTATTTATGTCAATATATTACTGTCACAATAGCTACTAAGAGGACTGATGTAATTAATACAATATCAACAGATAGCACAGCAAATGATGATGACGACGATTATTACTATGGCGGTAAAGAAAACAAGACTTATTATGAAAAAGCAAACGGAGAAGGTAGCATAAGTTATCCTGATGATGAATTTGACTAAAAGTCTTGAAAAAATACGATAAAAAGTTTAAAATAAAATAGTGGAATAAATCGGCTCGTCCATTATTTCATTTTCTAGTTTAAGAGTAGTCTAGGCTACTCTTTTTCTTTCGTTAAAAAATTAAAATTTAATGTTAAAAGTAATTGACAAAAGCACTTTTTGTATTATAATAGAAAATGTAGAAAGCAATCTACGATATTATATTTTTAGGAGGAAAACAAAAAAATGGAAAAATTTATTAATCAAAAATGCGTATTTAGAGGAGATAGAAGTGGTGTCTTTTTTGGTACATTATTAGAAAAGGATGGACAAGAGGTATTAATCGGTAATTGTCGGCGTATATGGTATTGGGAAGGGGCTTGTAGTTTAACTGATATTGCGAATATTGGAACAACGCGTCCTAACGACTGCGAGTTCACAATTGCAACCGAATCAATGATGATTACTGATTGTATTGAAATTTTGCCTTGTACTGAACAAGCAATTAAAGTTATTGAAAGCGTGAAGCCATGGACGAAAAGCTAATTGAAGAATGGTTAAAGAGTAATCGTATTATTGATTTTGTTGATGGCTTTAGTCATGGTGATGGCTCAGGTCATGGTTATGGTTTTGCTCTTGGTAGGGGCGATGATGATGGCTCAGGTTATGGTCGTGGTGCATTTTTCAACGCTGATACTGGACGTGGTGGTGGTTGTAGTCCCGGTCATGGCTATGATGTCGGTTCAGGTTATGCTTTTAGCTCTATCGATGGCATAAAATTTAACAAGCAACGTGTTTGGAATATTGATGATATATATACTATCATTAAGTCAATTCATGGCGACGTTGGAAGTGGATATATATTAAATCAAGATTTTACACTTGAAAAAACTTTTATATGTAAAGGTCATGGCTATTTTGCTCATGGCAAAACAATAAAAGAAGCTAGGGAAAGTCTTGAAGAAAAAATCTTTGATGATATGGATGTCGAGTATAAACTGGAAGAATTTAGAAGCAAATTCAAGAAAGGAAAACAATATAGCGGACATGATTTCTTTACTTGGCATCACAATTTAACAGGTAGTTGTTTGCAAGGTAGAAATAATTTTGTTGAAAATAAAGGAATAAATCTTGATGATAAATTTACAGTTAAGGAGTTTTTAGAAATTGTAAAAGGTTCTTATGGCTGGAGTGTTTTAAAAAAATTAGTAGAGGAGTATGGATAATATGAGGTTTATATGTGCAGGCGTAATTTGTATTACTGAAAATGAAGAAGTTGGAGATATATGGTGGGATTTTAATACGAATTTTATTAAAGATGGTGCTGATGGTATTCCTTATGAAAGCCCTAGAATAAAAATTAATTTTTGGAGCGATTTAGAAAAGACACAAAAAGAATGGTGCGACTTTGTAAGACAAGAAATTGGCAAAAATTTATCTAACATAGCAAAATGTTTTGAGACATTAGGATACAAAGTTTATACTGAATATATGAAGGACAATAGCTGGAAATGGAAAATTCATATTCCCGGTGTTGATATATGTAAAAAGAACGACGAAGGCAAAAATCTAATTGTTGCAAACATATTTCCACGAGAATATCTTTTGGCAGACAAAACAGGAGGTAAATGTTGGCTATGCGACCTAAAGTAATATTAAAGAAAAATTATAAGAAAATAAATTGGAATATGCGGTTTGTACATCTTCTAGTTAAAACCACGCGTAGTAAAATGAATAAACCCGTTGCAAAAAAGAAAAGAGAAAAAATTAGAGAACGTAGAGTGCTAACTTATATTAAAAGAAAGTCTAAAACATTAATTATTGATGAGCGCGATATATCTGCTATGTTTGAAGTTATGATGAAAGCATCGGCATCTTTAGATTTTATGACTAAACGTATTATAAAATATGCAAGTGATTTCTCTGATATACAAAAAATAGGCAAACGATAATGAAAGCTAAAATAATACTTAAAAAGAATTACAAGAAAATAGGCTGGATATTAAGTATACGCCATCTAATATTTAATCAACAGTTTGGCAAAAAAACACTTAAGAAAATTAAAGTGTTAAAAAAAGAAAGACTAATAGCTTTTAAGGAATTACTTATACCTATGATGACTTACGAAGATAAATTCAACTCAATAGTCACAAAGGAAAAGGTAAAGATATAAAAGTACCAAAAGAATGGAGTGTTAAAATATGGAAGATACAAAATATACGTTTGAATACTCAGTTGATATTATAAATACAGAAACAGGAGAAACTGTGATTAGCACTGATTTTGAAACACAAGAAGAAGCTGAACTATTTTACGATAAAATAATAATTTATAGTCCTGAATATCAAGTACAACTTCTTATGCGTCGCTATAAAAAACAGTTTTCTATGGCAGACGGAAAGCATATTTGGCAATATGTAAATACTGAGGTGTTAAACTTAAAAGACAAAAATATAAAAACACAAAAAAAGGATGTATAAAAATGCTACTATATAAAATGAATATTACACACCATAGTGGTGAAACCTTTGGTGTAAGTCAAGAAACTTATCTTGAGAAATATTTTGAAAGTGAACAAGAATTTGAAGAATGGAAAAAACAACAAAAAGAGTATGATTATGATGGATCATATTCTGATGTGTATGTAAAGTCAAAAGAGGTGGTGAACGTACATGATTAAAAAAGAAACAAGCGTAAAAGTCAAAATCTTGTTATTAAAGCAAGGCATGACACAAAAGGACTTAGCAAATCAATTAGGAGTCACTCAGCAAAGACTTAACAATGTCTTAAATGCAAAAGCTGAGTCAGGAACGTTAGAAGCAAAAATTAAAGAATGGATACATAAAACAGAAAGGTAATAGAAAATGATAATTAATAGAAATGAATTACAAAAGAAATTAAAAGCACTAGAATGTGCCGTTGCTGTAAAAACTACAATTCCATCACAAACATTTTTAAAGTGGGACAATGAAACAATGACAACCACAAACGGATATACAAGTGTTATTACAAATATTCAACTTGGTATTGGTGACGAAATCAAAGCATTGATCCCATTTAAGCCGTTTAAGCAAATTATTGATAAAGTCGGTAGTAGAGATGTTGAATTAATTATTAAAGATAATCAACTTGCTATCAAAGCTAATAGAGCACGTTTTAAGTTGAATTTAGGCGATTTTAATACTTTTCCTAATATTGATACGTTTAGCGCAGAAAAAACGTTTAAAATCAATTCTAGCGTGTTAAAAGACATCGAATATAAAATAGCATTTTGCTGTGCTACTGAAGATAAAAAAATTGTATTAAAAGGCTTACATTTTGTAAGTAAAGAAAACCAATTAACTATTATTGGCACTGACGCTTTTAGATTGGCTAAAATGAATATACCTTTTGAGGGCGAATTTGACTTTGTTATTCAGGCACAAGATATAATTAATATGGCAAAGATTTTCAGTGACAATACTGAGTTGTCTTTTGGTATTACAGATACAGGACATTGTTATTTTAAAGATAGTGAAACATCTTATTATCCTACATTAATTGACGCAAAATATCCTGACACTTCAAGATTAATTCCAAATGCAACATATAGTTTAGCACTTGATAGAGAAGATTTACTACAAACAATTGAGCGTATTTCAATGATTAGCACGAATGAAAGAGTTATTAAAATTGTCTTTGAAAAAGGACTTGTGACTATTTCAAGTACAAACAGTGAGCTTGGAAGTGCAAGTGAAAGCATTGAATGTGATTGCGACGTTGATATGACTTTAGGTTGTAATGGAGCTTATCTTGCTGAGGCATTAAAGCGTTTTGTAAACAAGGAAATTAAAATAAATCTAGTTGAGGCTAGAAGACCGTTTACAATTACAAGTGGATCACCTGATGAAAGCAATATAATTATGTTGTTATTGCCAGTAAGAATCGAGGAATAAGTGATGAAAATAACTACAAAAGAACTAGTTATCGCAAACACGGTTTATGCCACTTATCTTAATGCAAAAGCTAATCTTGAAAAAATTAATGGAATATCATCCTTATACAAAGCAGGAAATAAACTAGGGTTTCATATAGAATTTTCGTTGTATCCTTTAAAAATGGCTGATAATGAATTTGATGAATATTGTAAGGACGTGGATATTATAACCCCACTTGTAGAATACTATTCAAAACTAGTGGAAGAAAGTAAAAAAAACTTAGAAACGTTAGGAGTGACAATTGATGAAGATAAGTAATCTTTCGAAAGTAAATAGCATTATGGGAACTTATACACAATTAAGATTAAAAATAGACACAATGAATGAGATAATATCACAACAAGAAAAAACAGGTGATGTATCTTTTGAAATAAAATTTGTATTAAGTCCAGCCCATGAAATCACAATTGGCAAAGATTGCAATGATATAGATATTCTAACTCCACTAATGGAATATTACAAAAAGGAGCTAGAGAAAATTAAGCAAGAACTAAAAAAATACGGGGTGGAATTTGATGATTAAACGGCAAATATTAATTACTATATTAATAACTTGTTTTTGGGTACTTTTAATTGGTTTACTTATAGGTAGTATTCTTGGTAGTATTGTTTGTGAATGGTTATTATTGGGCTTAGCAGGCTTAACAGCAATAGTTGGAATAGTGATGTTATATTATGAAATATGGTATTAAAAAATACATACTAAGCCTTTGCACACTTGCTATAGCAATAGTGTGCTTAATAATGGCTATAATTAGTTTTAAGATACCAAACGTAATATATGATTATTTAATTATCATAATTGACGTTGCAATAATTATAGCTGATATTGTAATTATATTATTAAAGGAGTGAAAGAATGAATATAGGCGATTTTGAACTTGATAAGATTTATTTAGGTGATGCTTACGAGCTTATCAAGAAAATACCTGATAAAAGCATAGATTTAATAGTCACTGACCCACCTTATGATTTTATAAGTAAGCACTACGGGAACAATTACACAGGTGCAGGTGCTTTTGGAAAATTAGGTAGAGCATATCATAGTGAATTAGAAAATAGCAATATAATTACAGGGCTTAATGCTGAAATATTAAAACAATTAATTAGAGTAATGAAAAAAGTAAATATATATATATGGTGCAATAAAGAGCAGATTTTAGAGTATTTAGAGTTTTTTAAAGACTATAATATGGATTTATTAACGTGGCATAAAACAAACCCTGTGCCTACTTGTTGTAATAAGTATTTAAGTGATACAGAATATATTTTATTTTTTCGTGAAAAAGGTGTTAAAATTAATGGAACTTATGAAACAAAAAAGAAATATTATGTGAGCGGAACAAACAAAGAAGATAAAAAATTATACGGACACCCTACTATAAAACCACTTGAAATTATAAAAAATTTAATAATTAATTCTAGCAAAGAAAATGACGTTGTTTTAGACGCTTTCATGGGTAGTGGCACAACGGCAGTAGCTTGCAAAGAATTAAACAGGCATTTTATAGGGTTTGAATTAAATCCTGAAATTTACTCAAATTCTATTAAAAGATTAAATGAAAAAGATTTATTTTCTTTTCAAGGTGAAGAAAATGGCAATTAATGATGTTTTTTTAGAAAAGCGAGTGGGGGAACAAAAATACATTGCTAAATTACCTTGTGAGATTTACAACGACCATTTTGAAAATGCGAAACGATATAATATACCTAAAGCGCAATTAATAATTGCCGATATTCCTTATAATCTAGGTGTGAATGCTTATGCAAGCAATCCTACTTGGTACGAGGGTGGAGATAATAAAAATGGCGAAAGCGATAAAGCAGGTAAAACATTCTTTAAAACGGATGAGGATTTTAGAATTAGCAACTTCTTTGATTTTTGCGCGAGATATTTAAAGCCCGAACCAAAAGGAACAAACGAAGCACCAGCTATGATTGTATTTTGCGCTTTCAATCAAATGCAAATGGTAATTGAAGAAGCTAAAAAACACGGACTAAACAATAACTATCCATTAATATTTATTAAAAATTATAGTGCACAAGTATTGAAAGCAAACATGAAAATTGTTGGAGCTTGTGAATATGCCGTTGTCTTATATCGTGATAAATTACCAAAATTTAGAAATAAAGGTAAAATGATATTTAATTATATGCAATGGGAAAGGGATACAACTAGTCCTAAATTGCATCCTACTCAAAAACCTGTAAAATTGCTTGAAAAACTAATTGAGATTTTTACTGATGAAGGTGATGTTATTATTGATCCTTGTTGTGGAAGTGGCAGTACTTTAATAGCAAGTAGGAATTTGAAAAGAAAAAGTTATGGTTTTGAGATTGAAAAGGAGTTTTATAAAAAAGCTTATGCGTGGATAAATGGGACTGAAACGACAAAAGAAAAAGCAGAAAGGAAAGAAAAAGGAATACAAAATATCTTTGATTTTATGGAGGAATAATATGGACTTAAAAAAACTAAAGGACTTAAAAAATAAATAAAGCAAATTTATTCCGACCATAGTGAAAAAATTAAGTTTTAAGGAGGTGGTAAAAATGTTATACTTATTAAGCAATCTTGAAATTGTTGACTCAAACATCGTAAAAGATAAAAGAAATGTCTGGGCTTGCAATCAATTAATTACATCTATTTTTAGTAAAGGTTCTACCCTTTATTATCACACAGCCAGCGGTGAAGAAATTACAGGTGGTACAATTCTAAGAGAAAGTGAAAACATAATTGACTTAATACACGAAGGCTTGCAAATTGAATACAAAGATAAATGGTACACAATAGTAGCTTTAGAGGGCTTAGACGGGCTTTTTATTGGTATGCCTAGTAAAATATCAAATGGTGAATATCAAATCATTTACAAAACTATAGAAACAATTTGTGAAGCTAATAATAATTGTATTAAATTAAGGAGAAAAGAATAATGACAAAATCAACACCAAATGAATACATGAGCATTTTAAAAGAGTGGGGTTGTGACACTAGCAATGATGAATCTATTAATAAATTCATGGTGGAAAATGAAATCTCAGTAAAAGAAGAAACAATCGAGGATAAATTTATCAAGGTAAATTACTATAAATTTGCTTCACCTAATGAAAGATATAATGCTGTTTTTATGGTAGAAAGGACGCAGAAAAATGCAGAAAAATAAGTTATTTGAACCCACGCTAGTATGCTATGATAAAGAATACGCTTATTATATCCCTTATGGAACTAAAAGTTATAAAAAGGCTCTTAAAATTATAAACAAAATTGGTATAGAAACAATAAGCAAAAATGAAAATATGTTTAAAGTTTTTGACGCTTGTAAAATCAAGTATGGAATGGTTAAACGCTCCATAGTGACGCAGAAAGGCTAAAATCATGGCTATTATTTATTATCTAGTAAATGATTGTAGTAATTTAACTATCATTAAAACAGGCTATCCAAATAGCAATTTTAATTTTTTTGAACGTGAAAATTGTTTATGGCGATCACCCATTGTAAGGGACAGAAAAAAGACATCTTTCTTTATAGGACGCGTGCAAAACAAAAGTCAAAATCCGTTTGATTTAATCGAGCCACTGGACTTGATAGAATACGAGCACAACAACAATATTAAAATAGTATGTATTGAAGATATTAATATATTAAATAAACTAGACATCACAAAACTGAAAGGAATATATAAAAGACAGCCTTCTAAGGACTATAAATACACGGAAATTTAGGAGGGTTAAATAATGCAAGAAAATGAAATTGAAGGACAAATTAAAGATATTACTGATACACTTGAAAAATGCGATAGAATAGCTTTAAATTGCATTTTAACGGCTGACATGAGCAAATGTCTTGATGATATTAAATACGTGCTAGAAAGCGTTAGAATTGATTATATTTACATGCTTGAAAGTTTAAAGGCTTTAGAAATGGAGGCAAAAAGGCATGAAGCTAAATGAAAAAATAGTTGATAGTGAAGTTTTTTATCGTGAACTTAAAAAAGCACTGTCACCAGTTTTAGAGAGAATCGACAGAAAAAAGCAAGTTCTAATTGAAAGCCGTTGCAAGGTAAATGACACACAGTTTTATAGTGCCGTATTTTGGACTATTTATAATTTTGCAGAAAATCACAGAAAGCTGTTAAGCGAAGACGAAGCAGTGCTTAAGTATTCAAATGCTACCATAACAATACAAGAAAAAAATTATATTATGGATCTTATGGTGTTTATTAATTCAGAAAATTTTTTTGAATTTCAAATTGATAAAAAATTATTTTGTAAGCTATTAGGGATCGAAGTAGGAACTTATAATTTTTTACTTTCAAATAACACATATCCATCGCATCCAGTATTTGAAGATATAGAAGAGCTTTTAATTAGCTTGAAACAAAATTCAGCAGAAACGAACTCCAGGAACGCCTCAGCTATCGAAAGAAATTTAAAAACGGATGCAAAGTTTAACGGTCATGAAGTCACATACGTTGACAACAAAAAGGATGGAAATTCGAAAGCACTAGTTATTAATTATAGCGATAATCGCGAGGTAAAAAAGGCACTTAAAAAGTTTGATTTTAGCGCTATTGAATCGGCTTTAAAATCTGAGGAAGTGCCACCACAGGCAAACACAACACCAGCAGCTCAAAATCCATTTGAAAATTAAATTAAAAATAAAGGCTTTTAAAAGCCTTTTTATTTTGTAAATGATTAATTATTCATATTTGATATGAAAATGCGTTGTAGGGCTTAAAAAGTGGCTAAAATCAAGCGATATGTTATTTTAATAGTTGCATAATACAAGTAAAAATAAAAGGAGCTTAATTTTTAGCTCCTCTATTTCTTGATATTCCTTGTTTTTTCATTTTGTAAATTATAGCTTGTTTTGTTAGGCGGTAGCGCTCGGATAATTCTTCAAGGTCATAAGCATAAGCCCCGCTATCGGTTTTTAGCGTGTAATCATCTAGCAAGCCTTCAATATTTTTCAAAGGTCGCCCCAGCTTTACACCCTGAGCCTTTTTAGCCTGTAATGTTTCTCTTGTTCTATCGGCTATTAAATCACGTTCAAATTGAGCAAAAGCGCCCATAATGTTGAAAATTAAATTTGTCATACTTGAATTAAAGTCATTGCTATCAACAATTAAAGATATATTTTCTTTTAAAAAATAGACATTTACTTTTAATTCTTTTACTAAGTGGTTAGATGTTTCGATTAAGTTTGCTAAGTTCCTACCCATTCGTGACATACTTTCAAAATAAACACTATCGCCGGCTTTAAGATTTAAAAGCATTTCATTAAAGGATGCCCTTGCTTCTGCGTCTTTTTTGCCTGTGATTTTTTCCTCAAAAACGCGATCAAGTTGCAAATGTGATAATATTTCTTGTTGTCTTAAAAAGTCTTGTTTTTCTGTACTAACTCTAATATATCCGTATTTCATGATCGTTTATCCTCCTATAAATCAATTTGCCATTATGATATACCTTTTCAATTTTGGGCGCTGGTTTATAGCTTAGAATATTGTAATAATCCCATGCGCCTAAGGTTTTTAAAAAGGCTTCTTTTGTAATTTTTGATAAATCTATTTTTAGGGTGTGCTCCTCAGCGGGGCGCGTCCCTTTTTTTCCACGTTTGCAGTATATAAAAACTATCATTTTAAAACCTCCACAAGATAAATATTAAAAACCCAGTTTATAACATCATCTAAATCTTGAAAACATTTACACCAGCCCGCCACATCATCAACTACGTCACAAGTTTTTATATTAAATTTCTTTGCAATATAAACAACTCTTTTATATTGATTTGGGTTCATTCCTTGATATTCCATTTTAAGACCTCCTAAAGATTATATATTTTTTGCAAGTCATCATCACTTAATGAACATATTTGAACGTGTTTATTTTTTGGCACTCCGTCAATGCTTATAATAGCGTCGCCTAGACCGATCAAGCTCGTTAAAATACTATCACCAATTATATTCATGCTTTGGGCTGTATTCATGCAACGAAGCCCTATACGGCTTTGTAAATTGCTTCGTATGGTGTTAGATATTACCGCATTAGTAGCGTGTTGCGTTGCTATCACAATATAGCAATTACAGGCACGACCTATAGAAGCGATCCGACTTACTAGCGCGTCAATGTCTTTTTGATTTTGACTAGTTAAAAGCGCGTATTCATCAATAAAGCATACAAGCGTTTGGAAATCCTGCTCGGTTGCTTTTCTAATGTGCTTTTTTGCCATGATTCGATAGCGTTTATCAATTATATCGTTTATTCTTTTTAAAAGCTTTATAGCGTCGTTAAATGTGTTAACAACCGGCGCTATTAAACTAGGCAAATTTTTATATATTTCAAATTCACATTTTTTCAAGTCAATAAAAGCGTATTCAAAATTACTATAACACATTAAAGAAGTTATTAAGTTATGTAATGCTACTGACTTACCACCGCCAGAAGCGCCACCTATAAAAATTGATTTTGTGTCATATATTGATGCTGTTATAGGCTTGTTTTGTTCGTCAAGCCCTAAAAGCATTGAGCCAGAAGGCGCAGAAGCTAAAATATTGCAGTAATCAAGGAAAGCGGGGAAAATTCTCTTCTCATTCTTAACGCTTATAATAAATTGATTTGGCGCGCCTCCCTCGTGGTATTCTAGCTCGCTACCTGTAAAGCGTTCCAAGTTTTGAATAGCCTTTTTTAAAATGCTATTTTTAGGGTAAACTATAAAATTAAAGTAATATGTAGTATATGCAAATGAGGGGGCGATGCTTTTAAAATCGCACATTAAGCCCTCATCGTTTAAAAACTGCGTTATTGAATCGGGTTCGATATATTCAAACGTCATTTTTACACCTCCGCAAATGTGACAGTAAGCCCCGCCTTGTGTAGTACTTCTTCATTATCGTTAAAAGGTACACCAAGACCACAGCAAACAGTTTTATTATTCTCTTTTTCAATTAAGACTCTAGGGACTAGACCATCAAAATTTACATAAATATCTATATAGTTTATATTTTTAGTAAGATTGTACAAATTAATTAAATAGTCAAAATCATTCATTTTATACAATGCTTTTTTATCTCCACTTTCAAGAATTAAAACAACTTGATCCGCCTGAGACAATGATGTTATATCTTTTATTTCTTGAGTAGTAAAGCGGAATTTTACACCATTGTATTTTAAATTTAAAAAATCATTGTAAATTTTCTGTGTTGCTGGGTAAGTATCGCAGATCATGAAGTCGTCGATTTTATCACAAGCATCTAGAAAGCCAATTTGAAAGCCGTTTGTTATTACCTGTAAATCGTTTAAGGCTCCGCTGTTAGTGCTTAAAATTTTGCAATACCTTGAAATACCAATCTTTTTATTTACCTGCTTAATAGCTTTTATATTTGTTTTAGTTCTTTCTAATGTTGACATAGTTTTTCATACCTCTTTTTTTATTGATTTATTTTAGTTTTAACGGGCTTTTATTTATAACTTGAATAAATTATCAAGTCGACGCTAAAAGCCTTTTAAAAGCGTTTATTTTAAGATATTGCAAGCGATGCAGAAGCCCGCCACAATTAAGATAAATAATAGTACTATAAACATAGTTTTATTTCTCTATTGTAAAGAAGCCGATTAAGTTCATTGTTTCCATGTAGCGATTACATACGTTTACAAGTTTGTTAAATTCTTCTTGATTGTTTATTTTTACTTTTGTTAAGTACCAGCTCCCGGCGGAGCTTTTAACTTCATACAAGCCGATCAAAGGCACGCCATTATATTTATAAACTAGTGTTTTATAATTCATCAAACAATCCCCCCGCAGGCTCGCCATCAATAAGTAGATCTATGTTAATATTATCAAAGTCATCAAGCGATATAATAATAGATTTATTTTTAATAATTGTTATGGCTTCACGTTCAACACCTAAAAGCTGGCAAGCTCTTTTTTTACTAATAACACCCCTTAATAATTCATTTCTATAAACTTTTTGCATAATATAGCCCCCTTTTAGCCCCACACAGCCGCAACATATGCGGGGTTAATTTCTATAATAAAATCTTTTATGTTTCGAATGATTTTCTCGACCGCCTTATATATCGGGCTTTCTTCTATTTCTTGAGATTCTGAGCATTGATATATATAACATTCAAGCGTTTTTAGTGTTTGAAATAGTATTTTTTCATCAAAAAACCATTTATTTTTTTCAAATCGCAAACTTTTATAAAAATTGTTTCTTATGTTTTCATCAAAAAGTGGAGTATCAACGGGTTCAGGCTCTCTATTGTAACGCGCTTTATAGGCTTTATAATTTAGAATCATTAAGGCTTTACTGCTTAGCTCGTTGAATTTTGCAACACTGCAAGCGCTTAAATCTTTGTTATAAAATAAGTTGAAAGCCTGATCTAGTTCTTCAAGTGCAGGCGCGATATAATAAACTTGTTGCAAACAATAAGCGCAATGAATCGCAGTATTTAAATTGTAAGTGTTAACTATGAAACAAGACATATATTTTTACCTCCTTATAGGCGGGCTATATCGATAGATAGCCCATCTTTTATTTTATATTTTGCCACCTTTGAAAGCTCTTTTAAAAAGATATTTCTATAAGATGATGCTTTTTTAAAGTTGTAAATACTAAAATCATCGCAGTATGTAAGCTCTTGCTTAATATCGTTTAATAGCTTGCTTTCTTCTTTATTTAAAACATTTTCAAGGTCTGGAAGCTGTAGAGGCTCCGCGCTTGTTTGCTTTAATTCGTTTTCTTTTAAATCTTGAGGAAGCGCCACGCAATAACGCGCATAACTAAAGCCCTCAGGATCAACACCAAAAACCGGTTCACCATTCAAGCATATTAATACTACATTTGTAATGGTAATTATATTTAATTCTTCTAAGTTGTAATCATAAAGCTTGAATCGGCTTTCTTCTGGGATATTGTAAGGGGCTAGCGTGTTAACGTCGCAATAGCAATGACCGCCGACGCCCTGCAAAAAGTCCCAATCATCCATCAAGTTATTTTTAAACGTTTCTAAGGCTTCAGCGCTTGAAAAGTTTATTTTTTTAGTGGCGTTTGTTGTGATAATATAAACGCGCTCGGGGTCGTTTTCATGCTCTTTTAATTCTTGTAAAAATTCGTTATAGCTTGAATTTTTCAGAAAATCGCTTGAACAATTTTTAAAATATAAGTCACAATCTTCAACAGTGACAGAAGCGAGCGCATCCGCCTTTTTCTGTTGATATATTCTTACTTGCTCGGCTTGCTCCTTTTTTTCCTGCTCGCGTTTTTCGTCGCATTGTTTTATATATGCTTTTAATTCTGCATCACGTTGCTTGCTTAATATTTCAACTTTTGCGACTGTCTCAGCTGTTGCAGGTAATGCAGAAGCGAGGCGACCCCAATCGCAAGAATTTAATTCATCGCGCAAATTTGCCTTATTTTCTGCGCTTTCAACTATGTAAATGTGTTGTTGATATTTTTCAACGCCTAAACGCTCGAAAAGCTCCGCCATAACTTGAACAACGTTTATAAAATCCGCAGTAAGTCCGATTTTATCGCGTGAAAGATCGTTTTTATAACAATAATATAAATAGTTTAAAATATTAATATTATTAAGCCATACGCTGGCGGATTCCTCTGCTTCTCCTCGTGCGTAGCGGATCAAAAGTTGCGTAAATTCATCATTATCTGAGCGGTTGACCCTGTCAGGGTTTAGCATTCTTTCAAGTGGTAAAAATGCGTTGTTATTAATGATGGTAAGCTCGGCGGATTCGTACCACGCTTTAAAAGATAATTTTAAGCTAGCATTTAAGCCATAGCTTTTTAAAATCTTAAGAATCGCGCTTTTAATTTGAGTCGTTGACATTGTTTTTTTAACTTCATAAAATGCGTCAATCGTAAGTGTTGACAAGGCTTTCACCTGCTCCACAGTTGCAGGAGCTGGCGCGCCTTCTTCCTTTTGCACCTTTAAAAGGTGACCGATTATTCTAGATGCTTTCATTTTGTCAAGCCCTTCAAACTCGTTAAAAGCTGGATCTAGCTTTTTAATAAAATTAATTTGTTTTTCTGTTGCTGGTGTTGTCATTTTGTTAAGCCTCCATAATGTTTATATTTGTTAAATGTTGTATCAATTCTTTTTTAGATAATATTTCTAAGCCGTTATTCACTAAAAAGCTCTTGATGTGCCTCAAAGTGGTATTACTGAATAACAGTTCATTATTAATAGTATTATTTAAATAAATAGTATTATTCTTAATAACCGCTACAAAAGAATTGTAGCTTTTTAAAATTTTTACATCATCCGCGATAAGTTCACAACATTTTTTATAAAATGACTTTCTCGCGTCGATGGGTGTTAATTCTCTTGTTTGATATTTTTTTAAAGTGATTTTCATTTTTTTAGTCCTCCAGATATTTATTAATTTATAATTTGATATAATTAAATTTCTTTTTAGGGTATTCTTTAATAAGGCAGTAATAGCCGCCATAGTATTCAAAGTTGTTTTTCTGATGATGGTGATCATCAATTATTACGGCATAGACAATACGATTATTTTTTTTAAATTTCTTGTAAAAAAGATCGATTTTTTCCTTCATGTTCAGGCCTCCTATTTAGTATAATTACGTCTTTTTAGCTCTTCAATGATGCAGTCTTTAAATTCTGCACGGTTAGCACATCCGCATTTTTTAGCGATCTCTTTTTGATATTTTAAGCGTAAATCTAGGCACCATTTTAGATCAATTAAAAATTGCGTGCTATACCCTTTTAAAGCGTTGTTGTCTGTTTTCATTTTCAAATCATCCTTTCATTTTTCGGCTTCTACCTTATTGCAATTAAATAATAACATTTAATAATAACATTGTCAACACTTTTTTTAATCTTTTTTTTAATTTTTTATTTTTTTCTTTTTTTGATGCTAAAAGCTCCACCAGCTGAGAGATCCCCTCATGTATGCGCGCGTTCCATTAAAGCAACAGTCTTTTTTTATCTAGTTTTAAATACTAGTTAATGTAATTTTTAAAATATCGCATCTTTTTTAAGTTTTTGATATCTTATAAGGGGTAATCAATAAAAACGCGTTAAACGCAAAATTTACCATTTTAGCGGGCTTTTGAAACTGTTCTATTAATATAATATTTTATTTAATATATTATAATCTTGTAATAAAAATAATATTATATAAAAATAAAAATGATTTCATCTAGTTTTAAAAACGACTTTTAAAAATGTTAAGATTATGTGTGCTAATTTTCAATATGCTAAAATGTGGTAAGCTAAAAAATCTGTGCTATTTTTCCGGAGCTAAAAAAATCGCATTAAATGAAATTATTTAATATTATATATATTATTAATATATACTAGGTGTTATGTTATGATATTATTTATAATCTAATATATATTAATTCCTCTTCTAGTTATCATTACTAGGTATTATTTTTTATTATATGTTAGATCGTGTTTTTTATTATTTTGTGATGCGGTTTTTATGATATGGGCGGGGGTTTTGGCAATGTATAACTTAATTTGCCAATTTTTTAATTTTTATTGAAAATTTAATAATAACATTAATTTTTTAATAATTAGCGCTCAAGCTGAACAAGTGCTATCTAGTTATCAATATTACATTACCTAATGTTTCACGTGAAACATCTAGTTTTATATACTAGTTAAAACTTAAAAATAAAGCCCTTGAGCTGTGAAAGCTGTGTCATCATGTCATTATTTTTTATTATTTTTTTATTAATTAAAAATAACGTTCGTTTTTTTTAATTCTTTGAATTTTTAATACCAAAATTAAAAAAAGTATTTTCAAAAAACACCACCACCCCGCCCCACCCTATTTTTTTAAAAACTCACCCCCGCCGTGGTTAGTCCCTCCCCCTCGCCCACCTATTTTTCCCAAACGTTTCCAAATTTAAAAATAAATGTTAATTTTACACTTGACAACCATACAAAAAGTGCTATTATAGAGACAGGAGGTGACGAAAAAATGAATATAAAAGGAAAATATG